AAAAGGTTTTGTATCTCAAGAAAAAATAGCAGCGATTAATTTGGAGGGTACTTATGCAGAAACATTTACACAAGAACGCCAAGCACTTTATGAACACGATGCAAAACTTGTACACGATGCAGCCCCATGGGTTAGAACTCTCAATGCAAGTGTCCGCCCTATTGTTGCTTTCACTTTTGTAGCACTACTTTTATTTGTAGATATTGGTGGTTTTATTTGGGCAGTGAAAACTGCAGGGTTTAGTCGTGAGTCTATGGATGTTATATTCTCTAGTGACGAAATGGCTATTGTAGGTTCTATCATTGGCTTTTACTTCGGAGCTAGAACTTGGGAAAAGAAATAAGTGAATGTATCAAAAGCTGGCATCGCTCTTATCAAACATCACGAGGGTGTGCGTAGTCGTCCCTATCGTTGTCCTGCAAACTTGTGGACTGTTGGTGTGGGTCATCTTATCGGGAACGGCAAATTGTTGCCTGATTCTTATAACAGAACTTTTACAACGGAAGAAATAGATGCGCTCCTTATACGGGATCTCAATAGATTTGAACGCGGAATATCTAAGATGTTACCTAACGTGCCTCTTAGACAATGTGAATTTGATTGCTTGGTATCTTTTGCCTTTAATCTTGGTCTGGGTACATTTCAAAGATCAACACTCCGTCAAGCGCTGCTTCGCGGAAATAAGACGCAAGCTATGGAATCATTAGTGAAGTATTGTCGTGCAGGTGGTAAAATACTCAAAGGTCTGCAGACTCGTAGACTAGATGAACGTGCACTCTTTGAAGGTAAATAATGCCATTAAGTAAACTCGTATTTAAACCCGGTGTTAATCGAGATCAGACTAATTATGCATCTGAGGGCTCTTGGTATGACATGGATAAAGTACGCTTTCGTTCAGGCTTCCCTGAAAAGATTGGTGGCTGGGTTGTACAAAATCAAACTGCTTATGTAGGCGTTGCTCGTAGTATTTTTAATTGGTCTACAACAGATACTAATGACCTCACAGGTATTGGTACTAATCTAAAGATGTATGTAGTTAATGGTACTCAAGTTGTAGATATTACGCCTATACGTCAAACCTTTATAACTCCTACTACTGATAACTGCTTTGGCACCACAATAAGCTCTACTACCGTTTTAGTGACTATTGCAAATCATGGTGCAACTGATGGGGCTTATGTTACTTTCTCTGGTGCGGTAGCTGTAGGCGGCGTTAGTGCAACTAATTTAAATAAAGAATTCGTGATTACTTATGTATCGGCTAATACCTTTACTATCAAAGTAGCTTCAGCTGCAACTTCTACAGTGGCTTCGGGTGGTGGTACAAGTATTACTGCCGCGTTTCAAATTAATCCAGGCTATGCTTATAATACAGCCGGTTATGGCTGGGGTGCTGGTGCTTGGGGACGTAACGGATGGGGTCAAGGTTCTACAATACCTGTCTACTATCCACCTCGTTTAATCTTCCAAGATAAATTTAATAATGATTTAGTATTTAATATACAAGCTTCTGATATTTATTACTGGGCTTATACAAGTTCTTTTAATACGCGTGCTGTTTTATTATCAAGTATTACAGGGGCTGTAGCTGTACCCCAACAAGTGACTAAAATACTATTCTCTCCACAAGGTTTCTTGCTTGCTTTAGGTTGTACTAACTATGATGCTACTGCTTCAGCACCTAACTACCTAGGTACCTTTGATCCATTACTTGTTCGCTGGTCTAACGTGGATGCTGATATAGGCCCTGAACCTGAAAATTGGCAACCTACTTTAACTAATACAGCAGGGTTCTTAAGACTACAAGCAGGTTCACACATCGTATCTGGAATCTCTACTAAACAAGAAGTACTTATATTTACTGATACATCACTTACATCGCTCCAATATTTAGGTACTTCAGAAGTATTCAGCCAACAACTTGTTTCTCAAAGCATTTCTATCGCAGGTTCTAATACTGTTGTTGCTGTAAATAACATTGTTTACTGGATGGGCTACGATAAATTTTATGCTTACTCAGGACGTGTAGATACCTTACCTTGTACACTTCGTCAATTTGTATTTAATAATTATAATAAAGCGCAACGTGAAATATTTTTTGCAGGCTCTAATGCTCAGTTTAACGAAGTTGTTTGGTTCTATTGTTCAACGAATTCTACTGAAATTGATCGTTATGTCATCTACAACTATATTGAAAACATTTGGTACTTTGGTGCTATTGAAAGAACTACATGGATTGATGCAGGTATTGTAAGTTACCCTCTTGCTACAGATAATGGTTATTTATACCAACACGAAAATGGTCACGATAATGGTCAACCTTTAAATGCCGCACCCGTTGCTATTAATGCTTATATTCAATCTGCTGATGTTGATATTGAGGACGGTGAAAAATATATGCTTATACGCCGTGTCATCCCCGATGTTAATTTTAATTCTTCAGACACAACTAATTCTGTTACCGGAGCTCCACTCGTACCCGCAGTGACTATGACTGTAGGAGTACGTAATTTCCCAGGTGCTGCAAGTTCTACTACAAACGCTGAAGGTCAAACAACGACACAAACAGTGACTACAGAAGCTACAGTAGACTTATATACTAACCAAGTCTTTATACGTGCACGTGGCAGGCAAATGAATTTTAAAATAGCATCTACTGGAGTAGGGGTTCAATGGCAACTTGGGTTACCTCGTGTCGACGCGCGTCCTGATGGACTAAGAAGCTAACATGGCTTTACAACTATTTACAGCGCCAACACTACCCTTAGCGCCTAGGGATTATGATGCTGAATATTTTAATCAGTTAGTACGAGCGTTAAATACGTATTTTAGGCAAACGGGTTCTACTACACCTATAGTTATAGATCAGTTAACATTGCTAGCCCTACCTACAACTGCAGTGGGTCAACGTATAGGTACGGTTTATAATGATGGTGGGTACTTAAAGATTGTCTTAGCAAACACAATTAATCCATTAACAAACTCAGTTAACTTAGTGGGTGTAGCCCCAACAGTAATATTAAATGGCAACATTGTACCAACTAGAACAGTAGCATTAACAGGCATAGCACCTACAATTACAGTAGCATAAGACATTAGAAACATGATATTATTAGCATATATTTAAGGACTCAATTATGGCATACCAAACATCTCAGGGATTAGCATCATTAGGTCGTAATGGTGACTCAGTTTTAGTTCACATGAACCCCACCGAAGTAGCAGGATTACAAAGTCTAGCTATGTCTCAAGGGGGATCATTGACTATAAACCCACATACAGGTCTTCCTGAAGCATTTAGTTTAGGTGGATTCTTTAAATCATTGCTTCCTACAATAGCTGGATTTGCAGCATCGGGAATGTCTGGTGGAGCTATGTCTCCCATGCTTGCAGGTATATTAGCAGGGTCAGCTACAGGTGCTGCTACTAGTAAAGATCCTTTAATGGGTGCTATAACAGGAGGATTAGGTGGGTACGGAGGAGCTAATTTATTTAGTGCCGCTAATGCATTTACTCCTACTATATCAGGAGCTACTGGGCTATCACCTGGTGCGGTAGGTTCTGTAGGGACTACAGGTCAAATGGGCGGAGGTAATTTAATTGGTAGTGGTGTTGCGGGTTCTACATCTTCTAACGCGTTACCTGTAGGGTTTAATCAAGCGGTAGCTCAATCAGGATCTACTGTAGATCAAGCACTATTAGATCCATTAGTTAAACAACAAATCAGTATGTACACACCAAGTGCTACCGCAAGACAAACCGCTGCATTGGGAGGTAATGAGGCAAAATTTGGATCTTTAATTGATAATGTTACCCCTGCGGCAAATCAATATTCACCAAACTTTGAACCTATTCCTGGAGCTACACAAGGTTTTGGAGGAGCCCCGGCAAATACTCTATCTCAAGCATATAAAAATGTAGCTGCGAATCCTATGGAATTTATTGGACAAAATAAAATGGCGGTAGGCATGCCAATAGGTGGAGCATTATTAGGCGGACTAGAACCTTCAGATTTATATGGTGACCCTATTAACATGGACGAAGCAAAAAAGAAACAAGCTTATGATCCTAATAGAAGTTTAAATTTATCAGGTGATACAGGATTAAGACTTTACGCAATAGGTGGTCCTATTGAGGCTACTGCAGGTTCTAGTGTGTATGGTAATCCTGATGGTACTATAGCCCAACAAACACCAAAAGATGATTATGGTATTGGACGTCTTAATAATTTGGCAAGGCAACAATCGCAAACTCAAGCACAAACATATGGTTATGCTATGGGTGGTCCAGTAAGTTTTGCAGATGGCGGTGACTCTAATAAAGAAGATGCGTTGGGATTACCAAGTTTATCTCCAGACATGTCAATGAATCCAAATACAGGATCTAATAACTCAGCGATGTTACAAAGCGTTATGGGAGCTATGCAGCCAATGCAAGGTATGCAAGGAAGTACATCAATGACACAAGGTCAAATGCCAGATCAAAATAATGATAGCCTTATTGCTAAAGTTACTGCTAATTTAAAAGCTAATCCTAACTATCAACCTACTAATCCTATTGAAGCATCTATTGTTAAACAAATTAAAGGTACTGATCAGATGCAACAAGGTCAACCAAGCCAACAAGGTTTAGGTTCATTAGCACCTAGCCAACCTATGGCACCAAGTTATAATCCTTCCGTAGCTATGGGCCCAACTTATTTTGCTGGTATGAACGCACCTCGTGGTTATGCTGAAGGTGGTGAAACCCATATGAACTTAGACGAACTTCCTTCACTTAATGTAAATACAGGAATAAGTTCTTTAGGTGGTACTGATGGAAACAATTTAGCTCCTAATATGCTACAAAATGCACCACAACTCTATATGGCAGCTAAACTTTTTGGTATGAACCCAGCTACAATGTCTCAATCAGATTTAAGTAATCTTGTAAATACAATAAGTAATCCTAAAGGGTCTCGTGGATATGCTCATGGCGGTTATTTAGATGGCGCCGGTGATGGTATGTCTGACTCAATACCTGCTACAATAGAAGGCAAGCAACCCGCTCGTTTAGCTGATGGTGAATTTGTAGTACCCGCTGATGTTGTAAGTCATATTGGTAATGGCTCATCTAAAGCAGGTTCACAAAGACTTTATTCAATGTTAGACAAAGTACGTAAAGCAAGAACAGGTCATACTAAACAAGGCAAACAAATTAATCCAAATAAATACATGCCCGCATGATAAAAGTAGAATTAGTAGCGCCTGACTATGTGTATCAGGTTTGGGACAATGTTAAAGATTATTTAGATGCCTCTATTAAAACTGGAACAGGCACGTGTACATTAGACCAATTAAAATTATTATTAGCAAAAAACTATCAGACTCTTATAGTAGGGGTCAATGAACACAATGTAATTAAAGGGGCTATGACTGTTGAGATTATTAATTATCCAAATGCTCGTACTTTGTTTATTACAGCGTTAGGTGGTACTGGCGTAGTATCAGAAGAAATTTGGCAACAAGTTGAAGAATGGGCAAAGTTACAAGGCGTCACAAAAATAAGTGCATGGTGTGAAGAAGCTCAAGCAAGGTTATATAAACAAAAAGCAGGTTTTAATACTATTAGATTCGTTGTGGAGAAAAATTTATGAAATTATTTAATTTGTTTAACTGGGTTCAAAACCTAGTAGAAGCATTTACATTCTATGGTTCAGGTGGCGGATCAGGTGGCGGGGGTTCTCAAACTTCAACTTCTTATTCTACAAACTTACCTGAATATGCTAAGCCATACTATGAAGAACTTTTAAAACAAACAGGTAAAAATGTTTATACAACAGATGCGTCTGGCACTGTAACCGGCGTTAATGCAATGCCTACTTATACAGGCGAAAGAATTGCAGGATTCACCCCAGGACAAGAAGCAATTCAAAAAGAAGTATCTGGCTTAACAATGCCAGGAGGTTTTGGTTCGGCGGCTACTGGATTAAATACTGGTCAAGCGATGGGATTTGGTGCAGCTGGCGCAGGGTTATCAAGTGCATTAGGATATAGCCCAACATCAACTTATGGAGGTACATTTAGTCCAAGTGCTGCTTCATATTATATGTCCCCTTATGCTTCTAATGTAACAGATATTGCAGTTCGTGAAGCTGAAAAACAAAGAGACTTAGCTAAATCTGCAGGTGCTTTAGGATCAATTAGTCGTGGTACTTTTGGAGGTGCAAGACAAGCTTTACTACAAGCTGAGCAAGAAAGAGGCGCTAATCAAAATATTGGGGATATTAGAGCTAAAGGTCAACAAGAGGCTTACACAAATGCTCAGGCACAATTTCAAGCTGACCAAGCTAGACGTTTACAAGCTGAACAACTTAATCAACAAGGTCAACAATATGCTGCAGGTCTTGGTAAAGATATTGGCCTTGCAGGTCTTACTACAGGTATTGATGCATCAGGTAAACAAGCCGCTGTTGCCGCAGCTACACAAACAGCTAATCTTGAAAGACTTAAAGCTCAAGCTGCTACTGAAGGTGAAAAACAAGCCCTTCAACAACAAATTGATGATCTTAAATATCAAACCTTTCAAGAACAAAACAATTATCAAAAACAACAACTTGAATATCTCAGTAATATTCTCCGTGGTAATGCAGCAGCGTTGGGTTCAACTCAAGTACAATATACTCCGCAGCCTTCAACCATATCTCAAATTGGCGGTTTAGGTTTAGCAGGTCTTGGTTTAGCTAACGTATTAGGTAAAGGATAATTATGAACATTATTAAATTACAAGATGAACTAAGAGGTGTACCAGATAATGCGCTGATTGGATATGTTCAAAATCCTACAGGTAACGTTCCTAGCTATTTAGCATTAAGTGAATTACAACGTAGAAAAGATATGCGTGCTAAATATCAAGCACAACAAGCACCTCAATCAAGTGTAGCAGATGACTTAGAACAACAAGCTGCACCACAACCTCAACCACAACAAGCTCAAGGCGTTGCAGGTCTTCCTGTTCCTGAATCTATGTACCAAGAAGATAGCTTTGCTTCAGGTGGTATTGTAGCATTTGATAACGGAGGTGGGGTTAGATATGATGACGGATCTGTAGGGTACCCTATTGGTGGTTATGTTGCACCTGCCCTTATGGCGACGGGAAAATTCGCGGCTAAATATGGTGAAAAAGGATTAAAATATTTAAAAGATAAAGCATTAGTAGGTAAACCTGCAGTAACAGCACCCACCATGAATTTACCTACTGGACCCGTTACACCTGTTTTAGAAGCAGCTACTAAAGGGTTTTTAAAAACACCAGGATCTTATATAGATGCAGCAGTAATTGGTGGTGCTTTGTATGGTATTGATGAGTATGGAAATAAAGAACGTATTACTGAAGAAGAAGCTTCAAAAATAGCTATGCAAAAATTAGAAGCGGAAAATTTAAAATCTATGCAAGACCACACCGCAGCTAGAGAGGTTAGAGAAAAAGCAGGGACTGAATCTGATAAAAAACAAGTTAAATATGGTGATAAACCAGCGGATGCTAAAAACGCTACTGCACAAGCTACTCAACAACCTGCTGAATCTGAAGACGATTTTTTACGTAGACGTATGGCTATCTATAAAGAATATATGGGCGGAGACGAAGACAAAGCTGCACTTAAAGATAAACTTAGTGCAATGGAAAAACGTGCTGCACGTCAAGAAGAAATGGCTCCATGGATGGCGCTTACAGAAGCTGGCTTTAAAACTATGCAAGGTACATCTCCATATGCGTTGGCTAACTTAGGCGCGGGTGCTGAGGCTGGTATTAAATCATATGGTGGCGCTCAAGATAAAATGGCTGCACTAGAAGAAAAACGTTATGCTCTTATGAACGATGCTGCTAAAGCTGACCGTGCTGAAAAACAAGCTGCAATTACATTCGGTGAAAATAGCTATCAACATAAAGCTGCTATGGATCAAAGAGATAGAATTGCAAACATGACTGCTGATCTTAAGAGAGATGAAATAAAATTAGGTTATGCTAAAATTAACTCAGATGCTAACTTATTAAAATCGGCTAACTTTGGTTTAAAAGACCAAGCAGCTATTGATAAAACTGTTAAAGATAAAATGGGCACTGATTCAATTATTTTAGAAAATTTAAGAAAATTAGGCCCAGATAAATTAGATGATAAGAAAAAAGTTTTATTAAAAACATTAACAGATAAAGAAGCTAGAATTCAACAAGAAGCTATGCAAAAATATGATATAAATAGCTTGGTGAATAGGGCTAGGCCAGGTTTAGCTAATACTACATTTAAATCAAGTGACTACACAGTAGAGGAATTACCAGGTCAATAATGGCACGCTATAAAGTAACGGGGCCTAATGGCAAACAGTATTTAATAACTGGACCTTCAGGATCATCTAAAGAACAAATCTTAGGTGTGTTAGAAGAAAAATTAAGTACACCTTTAGATCAACCTACAACTGACGTTTTACCAGAAGCACCGGATGCAACGTTTGGTGAAAGCATAAAAGACCTTGGCGTAAGTGCATTGCAAGGTGTGTTAGGGGCTAAAGAAGCTATAACTGGTATCGCTGATATACCAACAATGGGTATAATTGGTAGGGGCGTTGCTCAAGCTGAAAAAGATTTATTTGGTGGTACTTCACAAGACGCACGTGCAAAACTTCAAGAATTTAAATCCGCAGAAGCTCAACAAGAAGAAAAAGAAATTGCAGCCACAAAGGGATTCCTTCCTACAGCTGGTGCTTATCTAAAAAGACCTGGCGCATTAGCTGGAGTTATTACAGAATCTATTCCTAGTATGCTAGGCGGTGCAGGTATTGCACGGGGTGTTGTGGGTTCTATAGCTAATGTAGCCGGTAAAAAAGCTGCTCCATTAATTGCTGGTGCTTTAGGTGAGGCTGCTATCACATCAGGTTCTATTGCAGAATCAACTCGACAAGAATCTGAATCAGGATTACTTACTCCAGGCCAAGCAGGTGTAGCTACATTAGCTGGCGTATTTACGGGCGGTCTAGGTGTATTTGGTGGTAGGATTGCACAGAAATTGGGTGTAACTGATATTGATACTCTAATGGCTGGTGGTATAGCAGATGCAGAAAAGAAGAGTATACTAAAACAAGCCTTCAAAGGTGCTTTATCAGAGTCTGTATTTGAAGAGTTACCTCAGTCACTACAAGAACAAATTATGCAGAATGTTGCAGCGGGTAAGCCTTGGGACGAGGGTGTTGCAGAAGCAGGTGCTAGTGGTATGTTGGCTGGGGCCTTTATGGGTGGACCTGCAAGTGCTTTATCTCAAGCAAAAACTAATATGCAGATAGCAAGAAATAATCAACCTCCTCCTGCAGCTGAAAAAGAAGAAGAAGAACTTCCCTCAACAACAGTGCCTCCTACGGAAAAGCTTGAAGATATAAATGCATTAGAACTCTTAAATAGAGCTAGAACAAATATAGAAGGGAAAATAGATGAACAACTTAAGCCCAAAAAATCTAGAAAAGGCGTTCCAGTATCTGGAGGACCCGAAGATGGAGCTGCCGGAGTCGCTAAAGGAGATGACGGATCTGGAGTGGTTCGCGGTGGAATTAATGCTGAACCAACTGATGATGGAGCGGGAGCACAGCCAACTGCATTAACTAAAGAATCTTTTCTAAGTGATATATCTGCACAAGGTTTACAATTTAAAAATACTTCGCAAGTTAGGAACTACTTAAAAACTAAGGTAGATAAAACCACTCTTGCTCAATTAGAATTAGAAACTCCTACCATAGTTAAAGATTTATTTAACGAGCATAAATCTCAGCCAGAAATTAAACCATTAGCAGAACGAATTCTTAAACTTGAAGAAGCTAATAATCAAGCACGTCTTAAACAAGAAGGAGAAGAATTAACTCAAGAACAACTTGATACTTTACCTACCTATCTTAGAACAGTAAGCCCTTATGCAAAAGAAGCTCCTCTTAATAAAGAACGTGGAATGCAAACAGCGGCTGTGGAAAAAGCTTTTGATACGATTGATACTGCTGATATTAAAGGCCTTAAAAAAGAATTACAAAATGATGCTACATATGCAACTCAACAAGCATTAGCTAGAAGAAAAACACGTATAAAAGAGCTCATGAATGAACAAAAAATTACAGAGAAAAAAGCTAAAGAAATAGTAGGACCTGCTGAAAATTATGTTTTCTCAAGCTTAAGACCAACTCAACTTAAAACTAGAGAAGAACTTGTTGCATTAATTAAAAAATATGAGGGCAAGAGTGAGAAAGAATTAACTAACGATCAGATAGAAGAAGCTAAAGCTCGTGATGAGTTTATTGATAGCCTGTCTGAAAGAGAAAAAGTATTACTTGAACAACAAAAGTATGATGCTATTAATCTAGAGCTTGAATCTAATAGACAGCAAGTTATTAATGAAAAACTATTAAAACAAAAACAAAAAGCTCAGAAAAAAGTTGCTGCTGAAGTAGAAGAACAAATAACAGAATCTAAATTAATACCTGAAATAGATACTAAACCTATCATGTTTAGTGAAAGCACGATTCTTAATAAAGGTACACGCATTGTTAATAAAAAAGTTAACTCTGCAATTAGTAATAACAAACCTTTCTTAGATATATTAAAAGACGTAGCTGGTGGAGAATTTAATAAATACTTCTCATACCAAACAGTTGCTGATATGTTACAAGAAAAAATAACTACATTAGCTAAACCTAAAGCTATGAATATGAAGGGTATGGCTTTACCTACAGTTGTTTATGGCACAGTTGAAAATGGTAGGCCAGCTAAATTTGACCCAGCTACTAATACAATTACAATCGACCCTAACAATTCTCAAGGTCAAGACCTAGGTCAAATTCTAACCCATGAGTCTATGCACTATATGCTAGACCATATTATTGATAATCGTAAAAACTTATCTGAAGGTCAGAAGAATGCACTAAATCGTTTAGAACAATTACATAAACAAGTTAAAGCTAAACTAGGTAATCAATTTGATATACCTAATCTAAAAGAGTTTGTTGCAGAAGCATTTACTAATAGTGACTTTCAAAGAGCTCTAGCTAGCCTTCGTCCACCGCGTGGTAGCAAACTATATAGAACTGCATCTGATATTGTATGGAACATTTCTAAAGCTATTGTTAGTGCATTAGGACTTCGTTTTAATGCGGTTCCGCCTGTAGTACTTGAAGAAACAATTGACTTAGTATCTAGTATTATTACAGACAAAGCTTATACCCTACCTACAGAAACGATGATGGGTGCAGCGCCTTCCTTCGCACCTAAACAAGCGGGTGAACCTAGACCTTTATTTGATCCTGAAGAATACAAGAAAAAACAATCCGTAAAAGAATATCATAAACCAAATACTGTAGAAACAGTTAAGCGTACTATTGTAGGTGAAAGAGCTAGAGACTCTCTAATTACCAAGTTTCAAAACAGTAGATACGCTATTAAAAAATGGCAAAAAAATCTACAAAAAGCTGGGCTTATTAAAGTATTAGGTGATGGGTTTAATAATATTAATGATTACATTACTTTAGCGTTTGGTGAAGCAAACTTTAGACAAAAAGAATATTTAGAAAAACCCATGCAAGATTTACAAAGAGCCTTACAGGAGCTTGCAAACAAATCTAATAAATCTATCGGAGATACACTAGGTGACTTACAAGCGTACGCTATAGCATTACATGAGCCAGAACGTAGACATATTAAATTTTTAAAAACTGCTCCTCTAAAACCAAGGGCAGCTACCGAACGTGATGCTATATTTAGCCTTGTGTCATCAACTACAAATCTTACTACTTCTGAATTGCAAGAGCTTCGTGCATATCTAGAAAAAATAGTTGCAAATAATTTAGATCCAGCTGGTGAAGGTGGGTACAAAGGACCAGAATCAATTAATGAGCAAAGTTCTAATTATAATGTGACTGCGGATTTAAACTCTAATGAGATAGCTGCCCTACAAAGAACCTATCAAAATGATCCTAACAAAGCAGATATAGACAAGCTGTTGGCGCTATTAAAACCTATTCAGTCTGCAACTATTCAGCTAAATAAAATGGGTAATTATTGGTCACAAGCTACAGATAATATTACAGCCTTTTATAATTGGCAAAACTATGTACCATTAAAATATAAAAAAGGTAAGATGCCAAGTAATGTAGAGGACTTAGAGTTAAGAGATAAACGTTTAAGTAATGAGCTAAGAGAATCTGTAGGAAGTTTTGAGGGCTCAACAGAAGAAGCAGAAAATCCAATCATTCAAACTATGGTAGATGCATCATTATCAGCGGCTCGTGCTGGACGTGTAGGTTTAACTCAAGCTATTAAAAATGCAATTGAACAAAAACTATTAGATGGTAAAGTTGATCCTAAACTAAAATTTACTGCGCAAGAAATATATAGAGGCATACCTGAAGAAGGTCAACAAGCTATGAGAAGACGTAGCTCTATTCTTCATTATGATAAAGATGGTTCTTTGCAAATCCTTCAAGTTAATGATCCTCAAATACTAGAGTCTATTCGTCGCACCTATCAAGAAGGGCATCCAGTATTAGATATAGCTAACAAGTTTACAAGTTTGATTGGACAGTCTCATACTCGTTATAACCCTGCTTTCCCTGTACTAAACTTTGTGCGTGACTCTTTAACTAATGCATTTGTAATGGCTGTAGATATGGGTCCTATGGAAGCGTTTAGATATATTGGTTCTATCAGTGCAAGTGTAGCAAATGGTGGTTTATTTAAAGCCAATAAAGTAGCTAGGCTCTACGCAAATAATGATATAGAAAAGCTTCGAGAATTAGCTAGAAAAGATGATTATGTAAAAGACATGCTAGAGTTTATTGAGCAAGGCGGTATCGTTTCTATTGTTGAAGGTTTATCAGTTAAGGGACAATTAAATAGACTTTATAAAGATTTAAATAGAAGTAAAGTATTAAAAGCTAAAGATCAAATTGACCCATTCTTTGACGCTTGGGTATACACGTTTGAATTAGCAGCTAGGACATCGGCTTATAGTATCGCTAAGAAAGATGCAGAATCAAAAGGAGCTACGCCTGAAGCAGCAAAACAGATAGGTACTGTCTACGCTAAACAACTAGCTAACTTTGAAGAGGTTGGTGAATGGGGTAAAGGTCTAGGCGCTATGTTTGTATTCTTCCGTCCATCTGCTACAGGTGCTGTTCGTGCATTTGAATCTCTCGGCCCTATGTTAAGAACTTGGGAATCAGTAAAGAGATCATTACCTGAAACTATTACTAAAAATCCTCAAGCATTAGCTGAATATGAAGCAAACTGGAGAAAACAAAGTAGAGCCGCTAGTGGTGTAGTTATTTCTTTATTAGGTGCTGGTGCTACTCTTTATCTGATGGCTGCAGGTTTATCTGATGATGACGATGAAGGTCGTAATAAAATTATTAATGATGACTTGTCTCGTTGGACTCGTTTTATGAGGTTTGATATAGGTGAAGATAAGGTAGTACAAATACCTTGGGGTTTTGGTTTAGGCGGTTTTGCTGCGGCGGGTGCTCAGGTAGCAGGGGCTATGTCTTCTAAATCTAATAGTCTAGCTAGTGTATTCGGTAACCTACTTAATATTGGTATTGACTCATTTATTCCTATCCCTGTATCTAGAATTAATCCTACTGATAACTTTGCGGCTTTTGCAATCGACTCTATTACACCTTCAGCAGTGCGCCCATTCTTAGAATATACAATGAATATGAACTCATTAGGCCAAGAAATTTATAATAACAGACAATCTAGATTTGGTGATGCATATACAGGCGGTGATAATATTCCTGATATGTATAAAGATGCTTCCCGCTTGTTAGCTGACATAACTAATGGTGGTATTGATTGGAGCCCTAATACTATGTACTTCTTTGCTAATAACTATGCAGATGGTCTTACACGTATAGCTCAAAATGGTTATGGTATCGGCTTAACAGTAACAGGGCAAAAAGACTTTGATCCTAAACGAGATCTTATTATTCTAGAAAGCTTCTTAAGTAACAAGTCTAACGTGGATAGCAGGGAGTATGGTAAAGTAGAACAAGAGGTATTAGAAAAACAAAAGATTATAAATATGTTTAAACAATCTAACCCAGAAAAATACATAGATTATATTATGGAACATCCTTATGACGAAGGCATGATAGAGTCATTCAATAAAATGGCTGGTGGGGATCTTAAAAAATTAAGAGAAGATGCAAATGCTATAAGGCGTATGCCAGGACTTACTCCAAAAGATAGAAAAGCTATGCTTGAAATGAATAAGTTTACACAAAACCTACTTAAATCAAGTATCGTAAGTTCTATGGAAATGTTTAAAGATTTAGAAGACTAACCTATACGCCACGCCCTAACGCCTAAGTGGTTTTCTTTAGATGTTATATAAATCTTCATCTGTACTCTAGCCTTTTTAGCACACGACTCTATTGCACGTAGCATAATAGCAGGCTCTAATGTAGGGATAAAGAAACTCTGCCCTATATTCATTTCTTCAAGCGGAAATATCCACTCAGGTTCAGTCACTTGGAATTACCTCAATCTTTTTATCTAGCTTAAATGCATAGGTCCATACATTATATTCGTTACTAGCAGCGCCCTTCCAGCCTTGATTTAATCTTATACGGTCTTCTATTAAACCTATATTAGATTCTTTTACCTTGTTCTTAAACGTAGATACATTAATACTTAAGTCGTTTGTCAGGTAAGAATTAAACACACTACGAGAAATAAATACAGTATTTAAATCCACATCATCTCTAATAATTAAAGAGCCCTTAGGTTCACTTAATGCAATACCACCTTTCATTACAAGCATATTTGCATGGTGTTTATGTAAGAACTCAGAAATAATATTTTCATAATCTATAGTGTTAATCTGTATTACTTCAGTCTTAATATTAATCATTTCTTTACTTATGTGTCTGTATACTTTTTCTACATCTATGTTCACAATATCATATTCATTACATACATCGCCTGCAAAACAAGTAAGACCTATGATGTTATTGTAAAATCTATTAGCGGAGTTAAAACCATAATCTTTACGGAATCTTTCGACCCATTTTTCAATCCTAGGACCGAATTTATGATCCTCTTCCATGGTGTAGTGACGGATGATTTCACCCTTATTTTGTAGATCCATAATTGCTTGGACAAACTTAGGGCCTGCCCAACCGTAGTTATGTTTTAAAGTCTCAAATAATCTAGCAGCAAAGTTAGCGTCCTCATTTAAAGGTTTAGGTTGACCTAATTCAAACTCAATAAGCCGAGCTACTTCACCATTAGGATCGTGTTTATGAACTGCTAGCTTAGCATAATTGGCCTGGTTGGTAGTCATAAAGGTAAGTAAAGATGCCGATGCTTCGGTAGGTCTTTCTGCATTAATAGAACCATACATTCTACCTTTAGGTTTACCTGCTGATACTAAATGGATTAATTCAGATAAGACGTCGGGTTGTATATTAGTTACTTCATCTATACCTAGTGGAATATTATGCATAGCTAACATCCTACCTCTAAAATTGTTACCCGTCATACCTGAGTTAGTATGGAAGTAAAGCCCTTCAGGATTACCCCATGCACTTAATGCTGAGAATAAAGCACCTGATTTAGCACCGCCTGATGCACCTGATAAAGATATAGTAGCGCCAGGTGTATTAGAATAATTCATTAGGACAGATGAAAAGCCTCCTAGCATACAGAAAGCATGTACTTCTAATCCATCAGTATTTAATAAGTTAGCAGCCTTTTTCCAATTTTCATATGAACCTTTTTGTGTTAAATGCACAGCTGAATTTTCAGTGAGTGCTGACAAAGGAAAGTCTACAACTGTTCCGTCTTTTCTATATTCTTTAGTACCTACTGTAAAGGCAGATTTAGTATCATCAGTCCAACCCATTTGTGTTCTAAGTAATTCTGACTTACCTTTAAAGCTTAAATACTCACCCCATAAGTTTAAATATTCCATAAAATCTAATATCGCTCCTCTCTTTATGTTTACTCCTCTTGTACCAAAAAATCTACCAATCTCGTTAGGATCAGAAATAAACTTCATAGGGAATAGAAATACAGTAGGTTCATCAAAAGGAAACACAACTCTAACCTCTAATGAATACCCTTCTATTTTATTCCAAACCCGTCTCATAGGAAGTACATTATATATAGTAACAAGTACAGGGTCTCTGTGTTCTAATTGTTTTGTTTTAGTATTTAATACTGGCGCTAATTCTTTGTATATACCGCCTGTTGCCCCATGCTTGAAAGGTCTTAATTCATCAGGGATATAAAAGGCATTTGGGTTAAATATTGCATGTTCTAATTCTTGAGTAATTACTCTTCCTAATGGTTGCTCTATCCATTCTTCTTCAACATCATCGTCTTCAAATTCTAGCTCTGGCGGTAATACTTCCTGTAATGGAGTGTGTAATATAGCTATAGGAACTTCTCTAAATTTTCTAGCTAATACTATAGGGGTATTAATACGACCTTTATTTACACAACCTTCACAATGTTCTGGATGTTCTTTAATAAACCATTCGCATGTGCGAGGAGAGTGCCATCCTGCATCTGCTGTTTTAAGAGCTTCTTCATAGTTATACCCTTCATAGTCTTTAGATATTGCTTCAATACCTTCTTCAAAGTCAACACATTTTCTAACTATGGTTAGTCCTGCAGCCCAGTAATTACGACTTAGGGTTTTAGAATTTTCTAGCATGTATTTAATTTGATTACAACCTTGACCCTCCATGCTTTTTTCTGTAAGGACTGAGAATTTATACTCGTGGTTATCTAAACCATGCATCCTACGTTCTTCTTCTGTCATGCCTTTTTTAGCTTGTTTTAATACTTGTTCAGTCGTAGGTTCTACCACACCTAAGAATTCTTTAAAGCCTTCAAAGTCATATACATCAATAGTGTCACTTATCACACTTGCAGCAAGACCAGGATCTTTTTTATAGTTTAAAGTATCAGGACATCGTAGTATACGAGCTAAGTCATATACAGATTTATCAACGTGTAACCCTTTACTTAAACAATAAAGTCTAAATTTATCTGCGTAGCCTTTCCATTCAGCGGCTTCAATATCTTGTCCAAAACACCAATAGGCATGTAACCCATTACCCGAATTAACTTTAACAGGCACGGGAAAATCATTTTCAATTACAAATTTATCTAGTGCTTCTTCTGCAGCTTCTCTTGATGGATAATCTTTTGTTTCCCCTACATCTAAATCCACATACATAGATTTAAAATAAGCTGCGTTATCACTACCCCGTTTACTATTCTTAAACGACATGGGGCACACAAAAATATTAGTAGGTTTATTTGTTATCTTGATGTTTAACTGGATCTTCTTAACTTCAGTTTCAACTTCTTCAATAGTATCTACATAGAAATGTCTTGTTCGTTTACCATCTTGATCTCGGTCCATCGTAGTTACGCAGTACGTGCCTTTGGATGGTAATACTTTTTTATAAAATTCTGTTATGCCTAAGCTCATAATTTTCTTTCTATTTTTAGAGACAACACTGCCCCACCACATAAGTTATGTGTTTTTAAAATTCACTGCCGAGAAACTCTATTTTACTACTATAATTCTACTGAGTTTAAATAATATTTAGCATCAGAAGGATTAGCTACAGGTAAACGCCCATTACTAAAACCGTTCTTAACTAACTCTATAAAAGCATTTACTTTTATTTTATTTTTATCTCTAATACGTTGTCCTCTAAACCAGCTATGTACTGTAAAGCGTGATACACCTACCTTACGAGCTACATATAGTGTAGGTAAGTTTGCTTTGACACATAGCTTAGCCAGTTGAACCCCAAGATTATTAGGGTCCATTGTATTTAGAGTTTCTAAAAAGCCTTGACTGTAGGATCTAGCCATTAACTTTTAACCGACCATTTCTTCATCACTTCACTTGCATTATTTACAGGTTGAGGTGCTGGTTGAACTGATGGTCTTAATACAGGTTCACTCGCATCTATATCACTAACTTCTGCTGATACAGGTGTTGCTTGTACTGGAGTGTCTGTTGTTGCTTCATCGTTTTGGTATACAGTTAATTTAACAGCTGTTTCAGCTGCGGCTGATTTACCTTGTTTTTGTAGTACTTCCATAATACTTGCGTCAACTGCAGCGGCTGGAGAGAATACGACCTTAGGTGTTGAAGCCTTTGCATCGAATTGCATACGAGTTACTACTCGGCCTGCGCTTACATTGTTGTTAGCTAGTAATTGAACATATGGTCTGAACGGATATTTACCGCCTTCTTCTTTACCAAAACATGATGTAGCAGGTAAAACTAATTGCATAACATCACCCGCTGGGTCAGAAGGTAATACAACGGCCATTCTCCATGAGAGACGACATGCTGTACCTGTACCATTAGCACCTGAATTCTTTGCACTAAACTGACAAGTATCGCATGATTTAGATTGTGGAACTTTTACATCAATGTCAGGAACACGGCTATCACTAGACCAACATGTTGGGCTAATCTTTTCACCTTCTTTGTATGATTGTGCATAGAATGTTCTTGAAGCGGTGTGTGCCATTTTAACAATGACCATGTCCATATAATTATTTTCTGAGACACTTACTTCTTTACCACCGACTACTTTGCGAAATGCTTTACCACGAATTGAAATACGTTTATTGCCTGTATTTATGGCACCACCAGCAACGGCCAGTGTATCTTCATCTAACCCAGTTTGAATAAGATTCGGACTATTTTGTAATATTACTGATAATTCACTATTCATTATGTTCTCCACTAATTTGACTTGCTTGTTGGTTTGCGTACAGTTATTGCGAATTCACGCAACGTGCTGATGCCAGGGGGTAGACCGTCCTCTTGTCGAGTGCTCATAAACTCTTTAAAATTGGTCTGACTAATACGTTGTTGCAAGAGATCGAGTGCGTTGTTATCCACAACGAATTGCTTAAAGTTATCCCAGTCGCCACAAGTATAAGTTTCTTTTAAAGATTTTATAATCGTTCCACTCCCTGTACGAATGCTATCAGCATTTATTTCATTGCAGGCTACTAACATAGCCCGTTCCAGTTCGTCGAGGTCTGCTTTTAACTCAGAGTCCCTAATTTCCCACTGGTTCTTCAGTGTATTCCTCTCTGTTCTAATTGTCAAGTATGTTGTAACTAAATCATCTAACTTCATATCACTCATTAATTTCTCCTTCGATAGCTGAAACTATAAAACTAATTAAAAAGACTGCTACTACAAAAACTACTAAACTAATTACTACATAATCTTCACTCATAATCAATTGCTCCGTCTAAGTAACCTGCCAAAAAATCATCTACTAATTCATCATACGGCAACTGTTCTACATAACATCTTGTGTATTCAAATAAAGTAAACTCCGTAGTTTCAGATAAAGCATTTCTGTTTTTAGTACTAGTCTGTATAAGTATACTATCTAATAACTGATGGTATCTATAGTCACTAACTTCTCGCTCTAATATATCTTTTGGTACTCTTGTTTTTATTTCTGCTCTTAAATACTCTCTTTTTTCTTTTTCAGCTATATACAATTCTTTCTGTTTTTGTTTTTCTATTTGTTCAGCTGTACACATTATGCTCCTAACTCCTCTCTATATAAATCAACTAGTTTAGTGTGTAAATCTACTTTACCTTGCAACATCTGATACATCCTTCTTTCAATATCTGAACCTTGTAAATGTACTACAGTCATCTTATTAATTTGGCCTACTCTATCCATACGGGCTATACACTGTAGATATGTTTCGACAGATAATACAGGAGACCAAAAGACTACCGTGTTTGCTGCAGTTAGCGTCACACCGTGAGAAGCTGCTTGTGGTTGAATGACTAGAGTTTTAGGGCTCTCACTTGTTTGGAACCTACCTATAATTGCAGCACGTTCGGTAGCTGATACTGATCCATTAATTATTTCATTAGTGATGTTGTTCTTATTAAGATACCTTGACACTACTTCAATCGTATGTCTATATGGTACAAAGATAATCGTCTTATGTTCTGTCTCGTCTAGTACCTCTTGCAAAGCCGCTAAGCGTGGAGCTATATCAAACTCAACCACTTCTTTCTTATCTGTATAGACTGCACCACCTGATATTTGTAGAAGTTTATTTACGTTAGCTGCGGCGTTGACTGCTGTGATTTGTTCTCCCGCTGCCTCAATAAGCATTTCATTTTTTAATACCTGATAGAATTTTTCTACTTGTGGTGTGAGTGGTATATCTCTTGTTTGATACATGACGTCAGGTAAATCTAGACAGTCCGCTTTTGCATATCGTATTGAAGGTTGTAGTGCTTTATATACTTCATCTTTAGCATTACGTTTTGGTACCCATTTAAAACGGGTTACTTGGTACATTACTTTATCTCGCCATCCTGCGGTTACTTTAGGTACTCTATGTGGGCATACTAATCTAGCTAAGCCATATGCATCAAGAGGTGATTGAGCCGCAGGCGTTCCAGTTAACATCCATAATCGTGTATGAGGTTTTAAAATCTTAGATAACGTTTTCCATCTAGATGTTGTAGTTGTTTTATAAGCATTAGCTTCGTCAATTACAATCAAATCAAAATCAGCTTTAGCTATGGCATCTCTAACAACTGCTACACCATCATAATTTATAATTACAAATTCATAGTTACCATTAATAATCTTTACTCGTTTGTCCGCGGTACCATGTGCTACGGCTGAGGTTCTGTGCATACAGGTATTAAAGACATCGCCCTGCCAAGCTGAATACATAATCGTTAATGGGCATATAATAAGTACACGCTTAATTTCTTTTTGATTCATTAAGTAATCGGCAGCCCATAACACAGAAGAAGTTTTACCCGTGCCTGCTTCATTAAAACAAAAAGCTTTACGATTAATAGATAGGAATTCTGAAGTTACTTTTTGGTGACCGAACGGCGTATATAATCCTGGCCAGTTGTAATCTCTAACGATGGGGGAAGGTAAGTTATTTCTAAAAGATATTAAGGAATTAAGTCGGGTCATTTCATCTAGACCCCAATAAACTAATACATCAGTAAGGTTACCTTTTCTTTCTAGCACTTCACTTTTTTCTATGTTGTCTGTGATGTGAGAGACAATATGTTCAGGCACTGTAAGTTTAACCGCTTGGTTATCTAAAATTTCCATACTATCCTTAACTAAATTAACTAAGCCTATACAGGCTTTAAATTACTACTGACTGACTATTTTACTACACTTAAACTATATGTCAACTATTTTTTCTTGCGTTCTTTTTTACTTGTTTCGGATACTAGGTTACCTTGAGAGTCTCTTTTGAATGAACGGTTTTTAGCTGCACTTTGAATGCGTAAACCATCTTTATTTGAACCGCCTTTATCGAGGGCTTTAACGTGAGCTACGTCTTTACCTTCTCGCATATCAGCCTTGCCATTACCATTTAAATCTGTACCTTTTTTATCAATAGAACGACGACCACGCTGTCTTTCCATACGACGTTCAAGTTCACCCCTAGCTTTTTGCTGTTGGTATTCTTTCTTATAAGGTCTAGGTTTATTTACGTAAGGCATGGCAGTATTATATCTTAGGTCTTGTTAAACTCGCAAGTCTTAACTGGGCAGAATTTGCATAAAGGTGTAGGGTTTGTTTGCCAAGTGTTGGTTTCGTAAGAGTGATCTAACCTAGTTAAAGGTGTTGTAAAGTGTTCCCATGATTTCTCTATATCATCTCTACGATATTCCTCAGGCATAAAGTTATTGTGCATTAAAAATAAGAGGCCTGCTTTAACTACCTCGACATCGGGAAAATGTGCAAAGGTCATAAGTGACATCAGTCTTAATTGTTTTAGGTCAGGATATTTATCGCTTCCCGTTTTATAATCTACAATGAAAGCATGGTTACCATCTACAATTACTATGTCGGCTATACCTCTTACCCATCTTTCTTTAGCACCAAATGTGCATGGTGTTTTTTCTTTAGTCAATGCCATTCTATGCTCAGTTAATTTATCTCCTGGTATAGCGGTTAAGTCATCTACTAAAGGTTTAAATCGTTGGTAATTTTTAGGAAGTTCTGTACCATCTTTGACATAATGTTCTAATGCACTATGCACTTGATTCCCATAAATCATAGCTTGGGAGGGGGATTGTACAAAGTTTTTAGCAACAGTTAATTCATAGTATTGTTTAGGGCAGTTTTGATATTGTTTAAGAGAAGAGAACGACCATGTAAAGTCAGCCATTATTCACAGCCTTTCACACCACACTCACAGACTTTTTGTACTTCGCCTGTTGATTTATTTAATTCATACTCTGCTAATTCTTCTTTTTTCTTTCTAAATATTTTATCAAAGTTTTCTTCAAACATATCATTAGATGGTTTACTTCTTAATAAATCTCCTGTTACATCATTTCTAGCAGTCGCCATAACTTTCTCCATATTTAGCTTCACACGCAACGGGTAGCCCTTCCGCCCATGTAGGTGGTGCTGACATTATATCAGTAATAAATTTCATTGCGGTATCTATTTCTTGAGTAGGAACAACACAAACAATCGCATCATGTACAGTTAATACAGGCTTATACTTCTCATTAATTGCTATCATTTGTTCACCTACGATAATTCTTGCTAAGGCTTGAACCACATTCTCTACTACTGAACCACCCCATATAGATATAGTGCCTCGTCTAGATTTATAAACGTATTGGTTCTTACCCTCTGACGAATCTAGGTGTAGGTTTGGGTAATGAATATATAATCCGTTAGGTAATTGAATACCTTCTTTAGTAACCAATAAACATTTATGTTGTCCTAAGTAATAGGGTTTCATGTTGTCAGTCCAGTTAGCCATATTCTCTAAGGCTCTATCACATTCTTCCCATAATTTAATGACATGATGGTTAAGTGTTCTATAAACTTTAACAAGCCTTTGACATTCTTGGTCATCTAATACTGCGCCTGGAGGTTGTGTTTTTAAAGTGTGTTGTAGCTTACTCCACCCAGTCCCGTAGCCTAGACCTAACGTACAAGTCTTACCTACAAATCTTTCTACAGGGTCCGCTTTAGTAATAGCTCTGTTATAAACTTTGGAAGCAAACTCTGAATAAACATCTCGACCTTCTTTATACCATTGAACGACATCGTCTTGCCCTGCTAACCACACAAGTATCCGAGCCTCAATTTGTGATGAGTCTGAGTTAATAACATAATTACCAATAGGTGCTATGACTGCGTTCTTTAATGCTTTCTTTTTCTTATCACGGCTAGGTAAGTTTTGGAAGTTTACTTTGTCTGAGCCTGCCCATCGGCCTGTGTGTGCACCATAGTATTTAAGTGGGATAGGAAGTTTTGATTTGTTTCTAGCACCGATGTCTAAGAATCTTTCTATACGGGATTCTTCTAAGGTTGATTTAGTTCCTAAACGAACAGCACACAGTTCTTGTATAAATGAATCTTCATGTTCAGTAAGTGCTATAAATCCTTCATCATTTTTAGCTAATGCAAATGTATCTTTTCCTGTAGTAGGGCTTGTCTTTAACGGAGGTATTACACCATACTCTAGTAAGAGTTCTGCAAACTGTTTATTAGATGCTAACTTTTTACGAACACATTCTTCTGTATCGCATTTTAATCTCTCCATCAATGACCTTAATAAATCGCCCTTCTCTTGTTTTATATCATCTAATCTTTCTTGTAGAAGAGCATCGTCGAGATACAATGTTGGCTCGGTATACATACGAAGCGTAAGGTCTATGAGTTTTAATTCATTAGCAGGGAAGTCTTGTCCTAGAATATTATAGAGTTTATAGGTAAGTTCAACGTCGTTCTTACAATATTCCCCATACTGTTTTAAATCGTCAGCGTTAAAATCTTCTATGCGTTTACCTTTAGCATCAATAACTTCTGTGCCTTTACGACCTAGATTATATTTCTCTACAAGAAAAGCAAGGGAACCGCCTACGTCTACGCCATGCTTAGCACGAGCCATACCAAGAGTATCAAGATAAATAGCGGGTAAAATACCGAAAACAAATGACAGAATAGCCCCATCAAACTGAGTATTGTGGCACAGTAAGATAGCTTCTTTCCAATCGATTCTATCAAGTTCTGCTTTAATGTAATTATGAGTACCTGAGACCCACCGAGTTTCTTCGTCGTCAATTTTAATACCTACACCAATTACCTGAAACTTCTCGTGGCGTATGTATTCCTCTGTGGTTAGGTTTGATAGACTAAAACCCTGTTCGTAAAAGGTTTCAAAGTCTAGTGTGATTAGATTCATAAGGTTGATAATAGTAACAGAACAATTACCACTACCGCAATCATTATTTTTTCATTTTTATTTTCATTCTTTTCAGTGTCATCGTGTCTATATACACCGCCCCATGCTTCTCTTGCACTTCGTGGTGTAGGTCTATCAAACGCGTCAGGGTTAAAGAATCTCCAACCTTTTTTGGCATTCTTTTTAAAGACTTTCATTTGCCACGCTTCAAATTCTTGGATTGCTTGTCTTGCACTTGGGTCAAAGTTATTTAATTTTGCGTCTAGCACAATTTTTCTCCTTTTATTTTGCGTATTTCTCAAATTCATTACGGCATTCGGTAGAACACCAACGGCGGTCGTCTTTGACTGGGTCTTCACACCATATGCACTTCCCTGTTTGATTAGAAGGTTTTTTGATTTTATCGTGTGCATTTCTCACTCCCATGTCAATCATGTGTTGCATTAAATCATTAGCTACGTCGGCGTCATCACTCATCTTATAAACATCTTATCTCTTGATTGAATATAAAAATACTTACGCCACACCCCACCTCTAGTTTGTGCTTTCGGTAAACTAATTAAACCTTTTTTATCTAGGTCTCTTACTCTTTGATGACTACCATGAGAATTCAATACAACTTGATTACGCGTTGCATTTGGGTGGTCTTGCATATATTGATTTACAATTATGATAAGTTCTTCATCGGTTTTTCTTCTGTAATCTTGTGACATTTAAAACAAACACTCCCCTACTAATTGAAATAAATCTTCTTTAACTACGATTGGTTTATCTAGTTTTACTACTTTAACATCGGGATTGTTTTCTGTAAACCACTTAGCTTCCTTGACAGACCATCGGTGTTTACGTATAACCTCACCCTCGTCATCTATGATTGCGTAGCTAAATGGAATCACTTGATTTCTCGTCTCGCTATTTCTTTAGCAATCTTGGCGCGTTTCTTGCCAGGCTCTTGAACCTTGTCAAGCATGTCATATAATACTTTTAATGCTAATGCTTTTAATCTATCTTTCCCTGTCTTTGTTTTAAGAGGGTTAGCGTGTCGTTTACTTTTGTGTATCTGTTGTGTTGCCATTTGTTTTACTCTCCTCAAAGTTTTTCAATGATTGCATATACTGATTTGTTGCAAAATTAATTCCTCTAATCACACCTAGTCGCATAGCGTCATAAAACATTCTTGCATCTTTCTCTGACCTCACTGCCTTATGAGCTTCTACCCAGCCATAGTATTCAGCGACGGCGACTTCGATTAAATCTTCTTCAAACTTTCTTTTTTTAGCTTCTTGTTCAGGTGTCATTACAATGTCCTTTGTTCAAAACATTCTAAATGGCTTTTCACGTAGAAGTGAGGTCTTATTTCTTCATAGAGTTCGCCTTGTACGCATTTAAGATTCATCTTATATTTTGTTTGTGTTTGGTTATACTCCATAATACCCCACGTAATACAACACCCTACAATTAATCCTACTATGGTATACCCTGTGCCTTCGTATTTATTATCCATTACAATCCTCCGTTAGCTTCAATCATTCGTTGTGTTGATTCTCTATAGCTTTTAATCCCTGTAATCTTTTCAGCTTTTTCTTCACATTTATATAGTGGTGTTATGACTATATTGTGTTTTTTTGTTGGCAAGTCTTTTATCCATGATAGTTCTTTCGGTCTTGTCTGCATGATGCTTGACCATACAAGTTCGCCGTCACTATTGAATTCTTCGATTGCCCATGCGTATGGGTCTTTCATATGATGTCCTTAGTAAAATACATGGTTGTTTATTATAACACGTGGTTTCATTCCCCACTGATTGTTAAGTGCGACATTGTGAAAATGTGATGCGCCTTTAGAAGTATCTTTTGCTTTTAACTTTAATATCTGATAAGCAATATTATAATATTGAGTTCCCCTTAACGCCTGTGGCGTCGGTGGTTTTAGTTTACCATACCATGAGAATTGGTAGGGCTTTTTCATTTCTATACATATGTTCTCAGGTTTGAAATCAGCACGTCGGTATAACACGTAGCCTACGGCAATCTGCCCTGCGATACTCTCTCCCCTTGCTTCCATGAATATAGTTGTGGCGAGACACGCCAATGCTTGGTCTATCATAGCAACCTCCTTAAATAAGAAACCAGTTACCTAGTCTTTCTTATGGTTTTTTGCTTTTTCTTCTTCGTGATTGATTAGTTCGTCGAGATACCATCGGGCTTTATACAAGTCCTCTAGTCCGTTTTTGAATGGATATCGCCATACATATTTAATTATATTAGCCACGCATACTGCCGCGATTCCTAATAAATGTTTTGTTGCTTCAGCGATAGCATCGATGCACTCTATCTTTCCTTGAGTGTAATGTGAGGGGTGATTTACGTTGTCGCCTGCCCCTGTATGTTTTACTTGTTTACTTCCTGTATAACTATTAAGAATTTTTTTGATTCTAGTCATAATACCTCCTTTAACAGAGTTAATAGTTCTTCTATATTACCTTCATTTATAACGATTGCCAAGCCTTGATTAGTTTTGATTTGGTCAATGTTGTATTTTTGCAACGCAGTGACTTGACCCTTTCCTGCTTTACATTCTATAGCGATGAACCTACCTTTATAGCAGGCGATGATGTCAGGGATACCACTCTTACCATAACCTCCAGTTTGAGGGGAGAAATGATAGCAACTTATGTCGTCGAGAATTTGTTTTACTTTCTTTTTTACTTTTGCTTCGGGTGTCATGTGTGTCCTTAGTTAGTGATTCACCTCGTAGTGAATTCAAATCTGTATCGTGTAATACAATAATATACATTGAGGGGGATACTTGCCATGCTATGTTCTCTAGGTCTTTCATATCATCAGGGCATATATACAAATCAGGGTCTCGTAATACTGACATGTATGGTTCGTAATCTATTGATGCTGTGTTTCCTGAGTATTTAGATGTAGCCTTAGCAAAGGGAAGTTTCATTCTAATAAATATAGGTAGCGTTTCATCTGTGAATTTCCTTGTATAATTTTTATCTACGCAAACTACGTAGCTACCATCTGTATACCACATCGGCACTCTCCAATGCTTCTTGAGAATATGGTGTGGCATAGGGCAATATACTTTCATGTAACCCTTTCTATTATGTTAATCGTTCTACCATTTTACCATCAATTGTAATGTCTATGTTCCATGGTGAAGATTTGAAGTTTTCTAGATGTGTAAGATAATCTTTAGTGAAAGTATCATGTTTGACGTGAATATATTTAGCAAACTTTTTCTTGAATGTTCTAATCCAATCACTAGGTTGAGCTAGACTACTCATATAATATCCAACATTAAATGCTTTCATATATACATATATAGCTTCAACAGGCTTCTCAAAAAATATCTTCTCGGCTATCGCAACTGCACTATCTCGTTGTTCTTTACCCCAATAATAATGATTTCTACTTTCAGTATTAGCAAAAAGTTCGTTCGTTACTTCCTCTTTGTCTTGATTAAAAGATTCTCTATCCATACAAGTTATAAAGGCATATGCACCATTAAGTTTATCTTGATAGATGTTCATAGCTTCTTTAGATTTCTTTCTATCTACTGTGTTATATGTTGCTAGATACTTTGATGATTCGTGTATTGCCATAGTGTCCATGTTGAATCGCATATGTTTAAAGATTGGTATTCTTATATCTACGCCATTATCTCTACGACCATACACAATACCACCATGAGCTATACTTGATTGAAACACACCATTAGAATAACTATACGCAGAGAATATCATACGCATACCTTGATGAAAGTTATTAGTCACAATCTCTACTGTGTTATCTGACCTAATAATTAAATCTACCTTAGGGTTCTTAACATCTTTTTCGTAGTAGCCTGTAGGTTCATAGGTTCTTGCATCAGTATTCCATTTCTCTTGTTCTCGCCATTTTTTAAGTTCTTTACTATCCATGCTACTTTTCTTGGTATTGAATTCTTCGGTAGTCATAGACTGCATTTCCCACTTGTGATAGTAACCCACGTGATACTCTATCTCGCCATTCACTTCTCTCGGATAAAAGTATTTATAGTTATGGTTTCTATCGCTAAAGGGATACTTATCTATTGTCCCCCTCCAAGGCTTCTGTGTTTCCGTGATTCGTTTTAAGTGTTCATATCTTAGATTACTATTCATTTTGTATATGCCTTTCCTTTTTCAAAGTTAATTATTAATACCTCATCTTTAGGGTCACCATCGCATATCTCGCATAAGGCTTCCCATACATCTTGTTTTTTAAAATCGTCTGCATATAGTTTTATATGTGCGTAATTCTCACTCATACTTCCTCCCTAGTTCCTCAAAAATTGTCTCTAATGACTTCGGTTCAAAGTCGTGTTTATTAAAATCAAATATTGTTTTCTTACCATTGGCATGTTTGACATACCCTTTCACTCTTACACTACTTACTATAATTTCTTTCTGTTTCTTATCACTCATCTACTCCTCCTGCTTGTTGATATACATATTCTATTTTCATGTCAGCTAATAGTTTCTCTAACTGTGTATTAGTTTCTTTATATCGTCTAGCGTAGTGCCAATTGATACGTTTAGATTCTTTACTTTTAACGTGTATCTTCCATGCTATTTTGCTTATCTCGTGCATGATTGCATTTCGTTCTTTAGCTAATTCTAATGTTTGTGTTGTATGCAATTTAATGTGTTCTCCAATATGAGCATTTACTACGCCCATTGATTGACCAAAAAATATCCTGTCTTTAGTTCGCATCTTAGTCATCTTTTTTAACAACCTTGCCACTTGGTGCTACGAAGTTATTGTTCTGTGTTACAAGCCATAACGTAGGGCATTTAACGTTCCACGTTATTTCTGATTCAAGGTATCCGTCTGTGAATACAATGATTGCTTCGGCTTCCACACGTTGTTTATTTAGGTGTTCACTTACGCATGAAACGATAGTCCCACCCCCACCCTGTGGTTTAAGTAATTCTTTGATGTTGTCATAATGTTCAGGCATAAAGACTTGTTCACCATGCACCTCGGTGTCCCACCACAACACACGCACTTTACTTGGCGTTGATACAGAACAAATAGAAGCCAGTTCCGATGCAAACTCTGTGAGTTCCTGACCACCAATCGAGCCTGATGTATCTATCGCCACAATAAGTTCACCAATACTTTCGTTCTCCATGCTTGGTAAATAAATATCATTAGCCATCTGACGTTTGTTAAACTTACGCCATGTATATTCATCATTACCTTTGGTTGCACTTGATACAAACTCGCGTAGCACCTCTCGCCAATTCACTTTGGGTTCTAACATATCGCCAATCACTCTAGGAATCTTAGCCCCCATACGACCTGCAAGTATGCCACCCTCACGTAAAGCCTTGTCAATCTTGCCTGACATCTCTTTAGCTTCTTCATCAGTCATGTTCTGTGCGTCTTCAAAGCCATGCTCATCTAGTGTCTTACCTAGTGATTCACCTTTACCTGAATCCTTGTTTTGTTTCTGTTGTTTCTTCAAGTCTTCGTATATCTCACGCACCGACCAATTGTGATACTTGGCATCATAGAGACCACCCTCAGGTAACTTGCATAAGTCATGGTCTTTAAGATTCATAATCACATCATTGACTGCATAGTCTGTCGCTACGTTGATAGCTTGAGCATTATCTTTAAACTCTTTCTTGAACCTAGGTATATGCTTTAGTGCAACGTGTAAGTTCTCATGTAATATCAACGCACGTAACTCAGGGTCTGTCAGCTTAGATATAAATTCACGACCATACTTTTTATTAACGCCATCAGTATATGCCGTCACCTTATCATCAATGACTGCGTTCTTACCCATGAGCATGACACCTGAATACAATGCCGTCTCACGATGTTTCATCAATGCTATGTGTGCTTTCTTTAGCCTTGTTTCTTGAGTGATTGCCATGTCTATCCCCTATTAAAATAATTCGTGATTCTCTGTTGCCCACTTAGCTATCTCTGCATTGTTACGAGCTAATTTCACACCATTCTTACTACGCACCATCATGGTAAAGAATACTGCTTGAATCTCGCTACTCTCAATGCGATTCACAAACTTCATGAATGATGATAAGTCCTCTTGGGTTGCTAGGTTATCTGTCGCTTGGAACATCAACATCAATAATGCAGAAGTCTCTGTTGGCATAGCCACATCACTTGGTTTCTCAATGATGTCTTTGAAACGAGGTAATGATTTCTCTACCGATAGGAACGCACTCATATCTGCTGATGCACTCGCACCGATAGTCCCTGCCAACGCACACATGACTGCATTGTCGCCTAGCACCTCTTTGTTATCCACGATGACTGATGCCTTAGCCAATGAACGTGGTGAACAGAATGACAACACTGCTTTACTTGGTTGAAAGATATATGGGTTGTCTGCTTGGTCACCCTCTGTATAACTTGCCAATGACCTAGGAAACATATACACCCATGCTCTGATTAACGGATTGATTGCATTGTCCGTTGCCCATTTCAACCACGTATCAACATCAGGCTTCTGCATCTTTAATATACATACACGATTGCCTGCATGAGCCAACATACTGTCACCCACTCCGTCACTTGCATTGTTACTTGTCGCGAAAACTATCGATTCACGTGGTAGTGAAACGTCACCCACAGTTCTCTCTAACATCAATCTTGTGAATATGACTTGCAATAGCTTTGGTGATTTCATAAACTCATCGAGTAAGATAACCTTAGGCTTTGGTGAATCTAGTTTAAACAATTTACCCACGTAGCTATCCAACGTCTTAGTATCATGATTGGGTATCGTCATAGCAATATCACTCATGTCTTTCACAGGGCAATCTACATAAATGTAGTCATACTTGTCACCCAAATCTTCTTCAAGCATTTTTAGTATTGATGTCTTACCACAACCAGGCTCAGATTGGATTACAGGCGTAAGTTCCTTACCTATCGTGGGTATGAGTTTCCTTAGTTCATCGATTGTTACATTACTTACTGTATTGATTGTTGCCATGCTATGTCTCCTTAGAATTTAAATTTAGATAAGATGTCATCAACGTCATTCTTTACTCTGTCACGCACCATATCATTCTCTCTGATTAAGTCTGAATCTACTCCACTTAGTGTTCGTTCTAGTCCTAATACTGCACTGCTTAACTTACTGCTTACTTCATTATCTACAGGCCTAAAGTCTTTAAACGTATTGCATAAGTCCTTAGCTTTTTCCAACGTGGATTCATAAATCTTACGTCGTTTAGTTTTCGTTTCACCTGACTGTGAATCCTTAATCTCATCAACACCACAACAATGACTGATACTTTCCATCACTTCCGTTAAGCGTTCTACTTGCTCATTTAAGATACCAGTTATAATGCCCTCAGCTTGTCTCTCATACTGACCTTTTAAATCCTCAGCTATGTCGTTACTAATCTGACAACGCCAATCATGAGCAGGCACTTCGGCTACGTATAGCTTTATCCCAAATTTATTTCTTACCTCACTTGCACTTGGGTAATCATTAGCGTTAAACATATCGCCTGCTTTGAAAGCCATGTTCGATACAATCGCTTGGTAGTTGTTTATGAAACTGTCTAGTAACCTATTGAATTCTACGTCGTGGTCATTGAATTCTTTTTTGAATTTCTCTAGGTTGATGACAGGCAATATGTCTTGAGCATTGTTCCACCTAAACGTGCTACGCTTGAGCCAGTTGTATATCGTCTGCCTGTAGTTCGCTACGCGTTTATGAAATTGGTCATCAGCTAAGAGATTCTTAACAAATCTGCCTGCACTGCTCGTTGCTTTCTTAGCGTGAGTTACCTCGTCACTTATCCCTCTGTCTTGCTTTGTTGCTGACCATACATTGACATCGACTGATACTAATACTGCTGACGTTGCCAACGATATGATATGGTTCGGTTGTTGCATCTCAAACTTCAAGACGTTTGCTTCCATGTCTATCTCCTTATGTTGTTGTTCACGTTGTCGTGAATTGTTTAATTACCATCATCTATAACTTTCTTACCCCATGTCTATACAGTATAGCATAACTTGACATATAAACATAGCACTTGAAATAAACTATATATTCATCTCTATACTCCTAGATACATACATAATATTCCAAGGGTCATACCCTCCACCACGTTCCTCAACATCATCAGTTTCCTCACCGATTCTAATGAACGCACATGACACAGGATTATTCATAGTCTCACTACCATACTGCTCTGCATACTCCTCAGCTATTTCATACAACCTTTCATGAGCCTTAACATCTGCATATGATTCATACCATTTCAAACCATCTTCATAAAACGCTATAGTCCTATTCTCTTTATTCACAGTTAGGTGAACGTTTATATCATAGGTGCTATCAAAGCATTTCCCTGCTACCTCGTCTTGTTGCATCTCGGTCAGCATAAGTAAGAATATCCCATCAGCACTTAGATTTTTTTCTTCCTCCGTTGCGTTCTCACCAAGATTAACTTCGTCTACTCTGACACCATATGCGACGTCACTCCGATAGCCCATGTTATTTGTCCTCCACAGCTCTCAAGCGTTTAGAATAATAGATAGCATCTTGTATAGCTTGCCACTCAAACATATTCTTTTGCTTAGCTATCTCAATCAACTCCTCATCTTGTAATTGTTTCTGATGCCACATCGCGTCAATCTCATCTTGTTCCATTTGTTCCTCCTGTTGTTTAATTAACCATTCTTTAACCTTACCCATGTAAATCTCCCTCGTCTAAGTTATCGTGTGATTCACCATTAAGTGAACGGATATAATGCAAGAGTTCTCTACTTACCTCATACCTACCATGCACTATGTCTTCCGTTCCGTCTGTTAGTTCGTCTAACCCATTGACAATCTCAGCGTCATGTTTCAGTTCGTCTTTGAGCCATCGTGTTATGTTATCTACCATACCTTTATACTTTAGTGGTCGTGCCATGATTAGTCCTCGCAACTTCCATTAATACATTTAGATTCTAAGATTTCTTTTTCTAGTTCCTCGACTGCCTTGTTGTTTAATACTTCATAGGCATACTCTTTAACCTCGCTATACACCTCGCCCTCGATGACATCTAACTTGCATAGCAACCCTTTGTCTGCCACGTGGTCTTTAATAACTGACGCAATATATGTCTCGCCTGTTATATCCTCACCCCATGATTCGATGTCGTCTAACTTTGCTTTCGGTATGCTTACCTCTACTATTGCTAAAAACTTTATTGTTTCCATGTTATTCTCCTTGTTTAATATCTACTGTGTGAATCTGTCCTGCTACTTCTTGCCACCTTTCAGGGTGACGCATCGCTTCTAACTCTGCTTCTTTACTACTATGTGCTACGATATGAACCTCATACACAATGCTTTCTTCTAGCTTTACTATATAGTTCTTCATGCTAACGTGACCTCCTATTGTTGTGCCTTGTTAATTAAATACCCCACCATTCCTCGATTAATAATTACTTCTTTTATTTCATCAGTATCTAACCACATATCTACTTCACTTGGTCTCAACTGCGATTGATGCCTTGTCGTACTTTTTGAATACTTATCCTTGTTGCCTATCCATTTATTTTCTTGGTCATCATATACATACATAGGAAAATGGTGTCCATAACTATACACTACAAATAATTTCTTAGCACCCTCGTCCCAACTATGCCACATGCCTTTAGTGTTACTACCCTCAAACTCATCTAAACTATTTACATACTCTCTTGCCTTGTTATTTGATACTCTCATCACTGCCCTCCTTATATTTTCCTGTTAATAAATCATCATACGTTAAACCCTGTTCATAAAAGTTTAGGCACGCACCACATAACTTATCCTCTACCTTGCCATGTTCTTTTATATACTCAGCGTTCTCACTACACCAATTACATGCACTCATATCTATCTCCTTTAATTATCTTTGTCGATGACTTCTATCTCAACTCTGAACCCTGCATCTTCTAACCAAGTAATCAATTCACTCTGCACTAGCTTAGCGTCAATGTAGTTCAACTCCTCATCGCCGTTATCTTGCCATTCATCTACGAGTGAAGTGTTAAAGTCATAAGCCAAGTTCATTGTTACTTTGTATCTCTTTGTTGCTATCATCTTACGTTCCCTCCCTTGTTGTTAAGTCCTTTTAAGTCCTCTTGGTTTGTGATGACCATGTAATTACTCTTGTGCATAGGTGCTATCGTGTGCTTTTTATTTCTTGCATCAACCTCGCCACACTTTAAACATGTTGCATAACCTAACCTATACCTTGCATCTAATACGTGGTCACCACACTTTATACATAGATTTTTATACTCCATGCTAACCTCCCTATAAATTGCCTAGTCTGTCTCTGTTTTACGCTTTGTTTAGTGAAGTAACGATATAATCAAAATGAACGCTGATATACCCCATGCTAAAACTTCTGTAATAATAAGTCGTCTTAGTCTGCTCTTTGGGATTGTCACGTATTCACTCATCTCTATTTCTCTGTTATAACTTGACATATAATCTTGTAGCTTTTTGTTTTTACGATGGTCTGTAAAGTTCATGATGTATCTCCTTTGTTATGTTGTCGTTCACGCTGACGTGAATTTAGTTAAAAAATGATGCTTACTTACTACGTGAGGTGTTACATTCTCTCCCCACATAATAACCATTATATCATTACTTGACATATAAACATACAACTTTACATATCTTTTTTGTTTTGAGCTGTTCAATCTGTTCAACCGGTTGTTCAAAGTAAACTTGACTAATTGTCAGAAATTTAAGATTTTTAGGTGAGTGATTTATAGCGTTCAAAGGCTTTAAGTGCTTGTTATATATATAATTTTTAAATAATAATAATAAGAGTGTTTTTTCCTAATGTACAACCTGTTCAACTGTTCAATCTAAATAAAAGAGTGTGTAGTTCTTGGAGGCGTTTTTTGTTTCACTGCGAAAAGAGACCTCTTACTCTCTACCTCGTCAAAATCCTATACATACCTTAAATCACATTGAACACATTGAACACATTGAACAACGCTTTATAATCAACGACTTATAACTTGACATAAAATAACGAAGATTGAACAACGCATTGAACAGGATTGAACAAAGCCTTATCTTTAATTAAACTCATACAAGATACATCAACTAAGTATATCTTACACCACACATAGCATTGAACAACGCATCATTGGATAAACAAATTCACGACATGGTGAATGGCTAAATAAACTTCTAGGTCATGACTAGGGAATTCCCACGCAAGCGACGTCGACGACACATAACTGGTTTCAATTGGGGTAAGATATAAATTAACGAAGTGTCCAACAGAAGCATACTACGCAAACGCCCGCTCGCTACGTAACTGGCATCAAAATTTGGGCCAAAAAAAAGGAGGCCCGAAGGCCTCCCTAGTCATTGCTTAGCTAACCCATTTACGGTTAAATTCTGAAATCGCCGTTATGAGCTTTTTGTCATTCGCCGTATCATCACCACGCGCCTTAGCATTAGCGCATTTTTTCTTAAGGCCATCCATTGTATCCTTAACGGTCTCTGCGAACGTCTTAGTTGCACCGCGAACCCTAGCAACCCCTTCGTTCTTAATGGCATGAATAGCTTTCTTAAGATCAGCAAGGCGGTTACTGCAATATTTGCTTACTGAATCACGCTCTGCCTTAATAACCGCATGCAACTGAGGGTTAGATTGACGTAACGCGCCGAAGGCCTGCGGTGTATAGGCCATGATATTCGCAACGGTTCGGTGATACTTTTCGCCCTTGTGATTATCGAATGCAAGTTTTTCAACAGGTAGAAAATTACCGCTCTCTACAATAAAATGTTGATCGATCTTAGGTTGATTTTCTGCAACCCTTAATTGATAACCCGCAAATAGATCGGCCTTAACCTCATCTGCAACCTCATCATCAAGGTTCGGATACTGTTCATAGACTGATCTAGCTAAGCCCTTAAGATTATCTGCGAATGACGCTTGTTGATAAGCTATTTGTTTTAAGTTTAAAGTTTTCATACATACTCCATAAATAAACAGCAAAATTGCTGTGAGATCTTTATCTCATAGGTGATAGGATATGTAAAGTTTCAGGGCCTAGTGAATGGCTAAATAAGACCACGCGACCGCGCCCGAAACGTCCGCGACGACACATAACTGGTATCAATTCGCTAGCTACAAAAAAAGGGGGCCGAAGCCCCCAGTTGGTTAGTTAAAGTTTAGTTCTAGTTGTTGTGGGTATCTCCACGGTTGGTCCTCTCTTTCAATCCATTCTGCACCGATGACATTTACATAGTACTCATGGCCTAGACCTGTTTGCTCTCCCCATCTGATGCACACCTTACCTGAACTACTTGGCTTGTGGGGTTCGGTAAAGTAAGTTACTAAATGATCTACACCATCTAATTGAACTACATCACCAAGCTTTACTTCTACTCCTGTCTTTGTGTAAACTAATCTCATGCTATTCTCCTATTAAGAAGGGGGCCGAAGCCCCCAGTTGATTATATATAGTTAGCTACTCTTGATACAAAGTCTCTCTTAGCTTCATCCAATGCATTTGCATGCACGTCTTCATTACCGTCACCGTATCTAAAGTAATGACCTGCTGTGGTAGATGATTGGTCTGTAGTATTAAAGAGCCATGTTACATACTCACCGTGGTAATGAGCCAGCACTACACCATCAACATCATCACACCATAATGATAATACCACTGCACCATTAGCACACTTACCACCTACTTCTAATTTAAATATAGACATACTATTCTCCTTTATGTTGTTGTTCATTAACAAACTCACCATTTACTTCCCATTCAAACTCCATGTCATGCTCACACTTACGATACCCTTTGTTATAACCTATACGATAGAATACCCATGATGCATAACATACAAGTACAATCAATTGAATAAACATATAAGTAATATCACTCATTACATTCTCCTTTAGTTATACCAAACAGATGTTGCTTGGTTGAATACTTTATCTCATAGCTCAGACCATATGTAAAGTTTATACCCCCAATACCATACCCATACCCCACCCCCCAAATATAAAGTAGGAGTCCCCATCTCCCCTCCCCTCTTAGACTTACACAAACAACCACTCAATTTACAAAACACCCCCCGTCACTAATATAACTTGACATATTAAAAAATTATTATAAAAAAATTGGAAAGTTACTAGATTGCTTTAGGATCGAAGTTGTATAACTCGGAGTAGACGTTTTTAATACGAAGGAATTTAGGGCCATGCTCATGGAAGTCATCATCACCCCGAACATAGAGAGCTAGGTGAACCATTTCATGCAGGAGCGTTTGAAAGATAGTAGTGAAATGTCCACAAGCGTTAGAACTAATTTGAATTTCCATCTCATGCTCATCAAAACAACCATATATATTAGGATTCTTAATGACTTTGAATTTAACTTTGTGAGACTTAGGCATAGGAAGGGTATTGAAAGGTGCCATCTGGCATGCCATGTTGTAGAGTATCTCTAAGTTCTTCTTAGTTAACGTAGTTTTTGCCATAAAGCACCCCTTAAAAACACATTATACTTAAAAAAGTTGCGACTTAATGACAAAGTAGTATAAAATAGTTGAATTAGCTGCAAAATTAATATCATAGGTGACACAGCAACCCATGCAAACACAAGAAATCCAGCAAAATCAAGCATTTAACGAGTCTGACGTCGTTATTGTACCCCCACTAGAAGAAAATATCCCTATTCCTAAGAACGTTAGAGAAGCTTTACCTGATTTATCTAACCAAGAAGAGCTAGAAATGATGGCAAACACCATAAAACTCATAGCTGACCTCAACGGAGAAGACATAAATCCTACAATAGAAGACATAGATGAGGCAAAAACGATAGCTAAACAGATGATTGAGCACCCTGAAACTAAAATTCAACTAAGAAAATACAAAAATAATACTTTAGCATCATTAGCAGGTATGGTAGCAGAGCTAGATTCAAGTGTAGTAGATGACTTAAAAGACTTAAAAACGTTTGTAATCAACGGACTTATTAAGGAAGCCACCATGTCAGACAAATCTAAAGAACGAATTACAGCACTACGTGCAATTGGGGAGGTAGATGGGGTCGATGCATTTAAAAAACATACTGAAGTGGTTCATAAAAATATGTCGATGGATGATATAGAAGGTAGATTAAAGACACTTGTAAATAAACTCCAGAAACGATTAGATGAAAAAGTTGTCCAGGGTGAGACTGTAAATAATGGTGAGTAATGCACAAAAAAAGTTAACACCTGAAGAAGAGAAGAAAGAACAAGAAAAAAGAATACTGTCGCTGATTAACTTTCTATCGGCTCACAAACAGCTTTTAGAAAAAGAAGAAGCTGAACTAGTCGACGTGCTGGTGGAGGCTACGAGTGGTAGGATAGTACAAGATGTAGGTAGTACAAGCTTTCTAGAATTTATACAACACGTATATCCAGGTTATATGGTAGGAGCGCATCATGCAAGGTTGGCTAAGATATTTGAAGACATTGCCGCCGGCAAAAAGAAAAGAGTTATTGTTAATATTGCGCCACGACATGGGAAGTCTGAACTTATCTCATATCTCGCACCTGCTTGGTTTTTGGGAAAGTTTCCTCATAAGAAAGTTATTATGGCGTCTCATACCGCTGATCTTGCTGTTGGGTTTGGTAGGCGGGTTCGTAACTTGGTGGGTAGTGATGCTTATAAAGATATATTCCCAGCAGTAGAATTACAAGCAGACTCGAAGAGCGCATCACGATGGGGGACAAATTTTAATGGAGAGTATTTTGCTATTGGTGTGGGCGGTGCCCTCGCTGGTCGCGGGGCTGATCTTTTTATCATTGATGACCCACACTCTGAACAGGATGCTAAGCTTGGACGAGCTGATGTTTTTCTCCCTGCTTGGGAGTGGTTTCAGTCTGGTCCACTACAGCGTCTTATGCCGGGCGGTGCGATTATTGTAGTGATGACAAGATGGTCTAAGTTAGATTTGACAGGTCAGATTGTGAACCAGATGGTTAAGAACGATGAAGTAGATCAGTGGGAAGTGGTAGAATTTCCAGCTATCATACAAGATAAAGAAGGCATTGAGAAACCATTATGGCCTGAGTTCTGGAGTTTAGAAGAATTATTAAGTAAGAAAGCAGCGTTAGATGTACGATACTGGAACTCACAATATTTACAAAATCCTGTATCAGAAGAAGGTGCATTAATAAAAAGAGAGTGGTGGAATATATGGGAAGAAGAAGATCCACCCGATTGTGAATTTACAATTATGAGTTTAGATGCTGCCCAGGAGGCAAATAATAGAGCGGACTATAACGCGCTCACCACTTGGGGCGTCTTTTTTAACGAAGAAACGAATAACTATAATATAATACTGTTAAACTCAATTAAGCAACGACTAGAGTTTCCTGAGCTCAAAGAACTTTGTATACAAGAGTACAAAGATTGGGAACCTGATTCATTTTTAGTTGAAAAGAAATCTAATGGTGCAGCCTTATATCAAGAGTTTAGACGTATGGGTATACCGGTAGGTGAATTTACACCAGGTAAAGGCCAAGATAAGATTAGTCGAGTCAATGCAGTATCTGATTTATTTAGAAGTGGTATTGTGTGGGCACCTGATAGACGATGGGCTAAAGAAGTCATAGAAGAATGTAATGATTTTCCGAGTGGTGCCAACGATGACTTGGTGGATAGTACAACATTAGCATTAATAAGATTTAGACAGGGTGGATTTATTAAACTACCTAGCGATGAAGCAGATGAAATTAAAACATTTAAAAGTTCTAGGAATAGATTGTACTCAATATAAGGATTAAATTATGGCAACTAATATAGATAAAAGTGTATACCAAGCTCCGATGGGATTAGATCAAGATCCACAAAATCCAGAAACGACGGCGTTAAGTATTCAAATTGAAAATCCAGATTCAGTAACACTTGATGACGGCAGTATGGAGATTACTATCATACCTGGTAAAGATGATGCTAATGATGAGTTTAATGCTAACTTAGCAGAAGAGATGAACGAAGGTGAGTTAACTGAGTTGTCAGGTGATTTGCTTGGTGAGTTTGATGCTGATATTAATTCAAGAAAAGATTGGTTAACGACTTATGTAGATGGCTTAGAGTTACTAGGTCTTAAAGTAGAAGATAGAACAGAACCATGGCCAGGTGCTTGTAATGTATATCACCCTCTTATGACAGAAGCGCTTGTGAAGTTCCAAGCTGAAACGATGATGGAAACATTTCCCGCCGCAGGTCCAGTTAAAACTGTAATCATTGGCAAACAAACAAAAGAAAAAGAAGATGCTGCTGAACGTGTAAAAGATGATATGAACTATCAGCTCACGGACATGATGCCTGAATATAGACCTGAACACGAACGCATGCTATGGGGTCTTGGTTTATCAGGTAATGCATTTAAGAAAGTTTATTATGATCCATCGTTAGAGCGTCAAGTAGCGATGTATGTTCCAGCTGAAGATATTGTAGTTCCATATGGCGCTTCTAATTTAGAAACAGCTGAGCGTGTGACTCATGTGATGCGTAAGACTAAGAATGAATTACATAAACTACAAGTAGCAGGTTTTTATCGTGATGTAGATTTAGGTGAACCATATTTAGATATTGATGAAGCTGAGAAAAAGATTGCAGAGAAACTAGGATTTAATCCGTCAGAAGATGATAGATTTAAGATTCTTGAAATACATGTTAATTTAGATTTAGAAAATGGTGATAGTGAAGACGGTATTGCGCTACCTTATGTAGTAACCATTGAAAAAGGCACAGCGACTATTTTATCTATTCGTCGTAATTGGAATCCAGATGATAAGTTAAAAGCTAAGCGCCAACACTTTGTACACTACGGTTATATTCCAGGCTTTGGATTTTATTGCTTTGGTTTGATTCATTTAATTGGCGCATTTGCTAAATCAGGTACGATGATTCTTCGTCAGTTAGTTGATGCAGGTACTTTATCGAATCTCCCAGGAGGTCTCAAGTCTCGTGGGCTACGCATTAAAGGCGATGATACTCCAATTGCTCCAGGTGAATTTAGAGATGTAGATGTACCAAGTGGTGCTATTCGTGACAACATTTTAATGCTGCCTTACAAAGAACCTTCACAAGTATTACAAAGTTTAATGAATGGTATTATTGATGAAGGACGACGTTTCGCTTCAGCTGCAGATATGAAAGTGTCTGACATGAGTGCTAACTCTCCAGTAGGTACAACCCTTGCTATATTAGAAAGAACATTGAAAGTAATGTCAGCTGTACAAGCTCGTATTTACTATGCGATGAAGCAAGAGTTTAAATTACTTAAAGGCATTATTCGTGACTACACACCAGAAGAGTATTCTTATGATCCTGAAGTAGGTGATCGCCGTGCTAAGCAAGCTGATTATGATAATGTAGATGTCATTCCAGTGAGTGATCCTAATGCTGCAACGATGTCACAGAAAGTAGTTCAGTATCAAGCTGTGATGCAAATGGCTCAATCTAATCCACAAATCTATGACCAAGTAGAACTTAATAAACAAATGTTAGAAGTACTTGGTGTTAAGAATATTAGCAAACTTATCCCATCATCTGATGACCAGAAACCAAAAGATCCTGTATCTGAAAATATGAATATTATTAATGGTAAACCTGTTAAAGCATTTATTTATCAAGACCATCAAGCACATATTGCAGTCCATATGACAGCCATGCAAGATCCTAAGATTCTACAAATGGTAGGACAGAACCCTCAAGCAAATGCAATTCAAGCAGCAGCTATGTCGCACATTAATGAGCATGTAGCATTTGAATATAGAAAACAACTTGAAGAACAATTAGGCGTCCCACTACCTAAAGCTGATGAAACATTACCAGAAGATGTAGAGTTTGAACTATCTAAACTTATGGCTGAAGCCGCCAAGAAACTTTCTGCTAAGTCTGCTTCTGAAGCACAACAACAGCAAGCTCAACAACAGCAACAAGATCCAATCATTCAAATGCAACAACAAGAGTTACAGTTAAAAGCTCAAGATTTACAAATCAAACAGCAAAAAACTCAAGCAGATATTCAAGCCGATCAAGCTAGACTTGAACTTGATAAGATGCGTATTGAATCTCAAGAACGTATTGCTGGTGCTCAGTTAGGCGCTAGTGCAATGATGGATAATAAACAGTTGGTAGCTAAACAGTTATTAGAAGGTACAAAAATTGGTGTAGAAGCAGTTAGAGCTAGTAATCAATTAGATCAACAAAAAGAACAATCTAAAAGACAACAAGATATACAAATGCAACAAATGAATAAACAACAACCAAAGGAGTAGTAAATGATAGACCCAACGTTAGAGCTATTAATCAACAAAATAGCTGAAAGACGCAAAGATGTATTAAATTCAATTGCTGAAGGTTCTGCGAAAGATTATGCGCATTACCAATCTGCTGTTGGATATATACGAGCTTGCGATACTATACAAGGCATTATTGCTGACATCGTAGACAGGATGGAGAACTCGGATGAGTGATCAGATTCTAACCATGAATAAAAATTTGTTAGATGCAAATGGTCGACCGATTGTTATTCCAACGTTAAACGCAGTAGAAGCAGAAGACATACCGATAGAAGAAAGAGGTTTACAGTTACCTGAACCTAAAGGATATAAAATACTTTGTGCAATTCCCGATGCAGCAGAAACATATAAAGGGGGTATTGTAAAAGCAGATTCAACTAGAACTATAGAAGAGCATTCAACTGTAGTTTTATTTGTAGTAAAAGTAGGTGACTTAGCTTATAAGGATGAGGCTAGATTTCCTACAGGTCCATGGTGTAAAGAAGGTGATTTTGTTTTAACGCGCGCATACGCGGGCACTAGATTTAAAATTCACGGAAGAGAGTTCCGCATTATTAACGACGATACAGTTGAGGGGGTTGTTGCTGATCCTCGCGGCTACACTCGCGCATAAGGAGTAATATATGGCTGATGTAAAAGATGGAGATATTGTTTTTGAATATCCAGATGATGATGAAGTAACAGGGAATAAACTACCTGATGAAAAAGAAATAAAGACTAAACAAGAAAAAACTGAGGTTAAAGTAGAAACAAAAGCAGATGATATTGATCTTGAAATTGAAGACGACACGCCCCCTGCAGATAAAAATAAAGAACCTTTACCTAAAGAAATTGTACAAGAATTAGAAAATGATAATTTAGAAGACTATTCTGAACGTGTTAAACAACGTATGGCGCAACTTAAAAAAGCTTACCATGACGAAAGACGTAATAAAGAAGAAGCAGATCGTGAACGTCAAGAAGCTATTAGATACGCACAACAAATTAACAACGAAAATAAGAAGTTAAAGACTACTTTAGAGTCAGGAGAATCAACTTATATTGAGACTCTTAAAAATGCGCTTGAAAGTGAACTCTCTTTAGCTAAAGAATCTTACCGTAAAGCCTATGATACTGGCGAAACAGATAGTATAATTGATGCACAACAAAAGATGAATGATGCTCAGTTTAGACTGTCACAAGCTAGACAATATGAGCCTAGATTTAAAAATGCTTTACAGGAACCTGAAAATCCTGTATATATACAACAAAATGAACAACGTTCGTTTAAACCCGACAATAAAGCCGCAGCTTGGCAAGAAAAGAACGACTGGTTTGGTAAAGACGAAGAAATGACAAGCCTTGCATTAGGCGTACATGAAAAATTAGTTAGAAGTGGGATCAGTCCTACCTCTGACGAATATTACCGTCGTATTGATAGTACGATGCAGAAACGATTCCCAGAAAACTTTGGGGATGCAACGCTAGACGAGGAAAAACCCGCCGAGCGCACAAAACCTTCGACTGTAGTTGCTCCGGCAACGCGTAGTACCGCGCCTAAAAAAGTACGATTGACGAAGACACAAGTAGCGTTAGCCAAGAAATTTGGGTTAACACCGGAACAATATGCAAGAGAAACTTTAAAATTGGAGAATGCAAATGGATAATACAAACAGACAAGATCGTGAAATAGATACAAGAGAAGAATTTCAACGTGCAGACAGCTGGAAACCTGCCTCCCTATTACCTGAATTTAAAAAGGTACCTGGTTGGGCATACCGTTGGATCAGAACTAGTCTATTAAACGAAGCTGATAATCTAAATGTTTCTTCAAAAATGCGTGAAGGATGGGAGCCCGTTAAATTAGCGGACCACCCTGAAATGAGAATAATGGTTGACCAAAATGCTCGGTTTAAAGACGGAGTTGAAATTGGTGGACTATTATTATGTAAAATTCCAGAAGAGTTTGTTGCACAACGTAAGGCACACTATGAAAACATAGCGAAACAACAAGCCGAAGCAGTTGATAACAGCTTTATGAAACAGAATGATGCTCGTATGCCTCTTTTTTCAGAGAAGAAAGCTACATCGTCATTCGGTAAAGGTAAATAACACAAAGGAGACATATTATGTCAGCAACAGCAACCCCGTACGGCTTTAAACCCGTAAATGAAATTGGCGGTCTACCATATGCTGGTAGTACACGTCAGATCAAGATTGCTTCCGGCTACGCTTCAAATATATACTACGGTTCAGTAGTTTCTATTGTAGCTGCAGGTACAATCCAAGTAGTAACAACGAATGGTGATAACTCAACACCGTTCCCAGCAGGCACAATCGGTGTTTTTGTAGGTTGCACTTACACAAACCCATCAACTAAGCAATTAACATTTGCACAATACTGGCCAACTGGTACAGTAGCGTCAGATGCTATGGCTTACGTTGTAGACGATTACAATACATTATTCCAAGTTCAAGCTGACGGCTCATTAGCTCAATCTGCACTTGGCTCTAATGCTATTTTAGCAGCAGTTCAATCAACATCTACAGGTTCAACAACTACAGGTAATTCAAACACAGCAATTAGCACTTCAGTGGCTACTACTTCTGGTTATGCGTTCCGTATTGTAGATTTCGTTGAGAGTACAACATCAACAGTGGGTGATGCATATACTGACGTCTTGGTTAAATTTAATCCAGTCGCTCATTCATATAACAACCCAACTGGTATCTAAGGAGAATAAAACATGGCTATTTCACGCGCACAGCTCCTTAAAGAGCTCTTACCAGGACTAAATGCACTATTTGGTTTAGAATATAAACGTTACGGCGAAGAACATAAAGAAATCTACGAAACAGAGACTTCAGAACGTTCATTCGAAGAAGAAACAAAACTTTCAGGCTTTGCGGCAGCACCTGTTAAAAACGAAGGCAATGCTATCGCTTACGACAATGCTCAAGAAGCTTTTACTGCTCGATACAATCACCAAACTATTGCTCTTGGCTTTTCTTTAACAGAAGAAGCTGTAGAAGATAACTTGTATGATACATTATCAGCACGTTACACAAAGGCTTTAGCTCGCGCTATGGCTTACACAAAACAAGTTAAGGCTGCTGCAGTTCTTAATAATGGTTTTACTAACTCTGCTGCTTATTACGGCGGTGATGGTGTTCCATTGTTCTCTACTTCACACCCAACTGTTGCAGGCGGTACAAACAGCAACACTCAATCAACTGCAACAGACTTGAACGAAACAGCACTAGAAAACGCTGTTATTCAAATCGCTGCATGGACAGATGAGCGTGGCCTTTTAATCGCTGCTCAACCACGTAAGTTAGTAGTTCCACCAGGTAATCAATTCGTTGCAACTCGTTTGCTCGAAACTGAACTTCGTGTTTCTACAGCTGACAATGATATCAATGCTATTAAGAATAATGGTTCAATTCCAGAAGGTTACACAGTTAACCACTTCTTAACAGACAGCGATGCATACTTCTTAACAACTGATGTACCTAACGGCATGAAACACTTTGTGCGTACTCCGTTATCAACATCTATGGATGGCGATTTTGACACAGGCAATGTTAGATACAAAGCTCGTGAGCGTTATTCATTCGGTTGGTCTGATCCTCTCGGTATGTGGGGTTCACCAGGCGCTTAATTGCGGTTGGAAAAAATGTACTAAGTTAAACCCTGCTTCGGTGGGGTTTTTCTTTGCCTGTAATTCATGGTTTTCTTGATGCGTACGATAAAGCGTACGATACATAATACGGTTATACACACGGTGTGTATTAATTTTAGGAGATTATTATGAAAGCATGGACTAAACCAGCAGCAACTGAAATGAGATTTGGCTTTGAAGTGACGATGTACGTAATGAACAAGTAATGATATAATGGTTTGAACTAAGGGGCACTTAGGTGCCCTTTTTCTTTAGGAGCCGCTATGCCATTTAAAGACGCAGAAAAAGCTAAAGCCTACATGAAAGAGTATCATGCAACGTGGTACCAACAAAATAAAGAAAAACGTACTAAACAAATAACTGAATATCAAAAAACTAAACCAGAAGGATGGCAAAAAGCTATTGGGCGAAAGTGTCATCTAAAACAACGTTACAATGTAACACCTCAAGAATACGAATCTATGCTAGAAGCACAAAATTATAAATGTGCTATATGTGGTAAAGATGCTGCTGAAAGCAAAAGAGGAGACAAAATAGAATCATTACATATAGACCATTGTCATAAAACTAAAAAGATTAGAGGATTATTATGTCATACATGTAATACAGGTTTAGGGCATTTTAAAGATAAAGTAGAAAATCTTCTGAAAGCCGTAGATTACCTGCACAAACACGTGCTATAATACTTGCAAATAATATGTATTCATGTATTATTTGAATATCCGGGTATATCCGGTTTATTAGACTGTCCCGGCAGACGCATACAAGACTAATAGACTTAACTTTGTATGGAGAAATATATTATGTCATCAACAACCTTTTCGGGTCCAGTGACGTCTACAGCCGGTTTTATTACAGGTACAGGCGTTAATTCAACAGTTACAGCATCAACATTAACAGTAACTCAAGCAGACTATAATGGCCAAACTATTGGTTTAAGTCGTGCAGCGGGTATCACAGTTACATTGCCAGCAGCTACTGGTACAAATGCTGTTTATAGATTCTTAGTGACAACAACAGTTACATCTAACAGCTACAAAATTCAAGTAGCTAACGCAACAGATGTAATTAGCGGCGCATTAAACGTTGCAGGTACAACAGGTACTCCATTTGGAACTCTTCCAGCTTCTGATACAATCACAATGAACGGTACCACAACTGGTGGCGTTGCAGGTTCATACGTTGAAATTATTGACGTTGCAACAGGTATATTTGTTATTACTGCTGGCGGTCTTATTGGCTCTGGTACTGTAGCTACACCATTCTCTGCAGCTGTAAGTTAATTAATCACTGGGGGCGCCTAGCCCCCTTACTAAACAAAGGAGATTAATTATGGCTATGCAATATGATGTAAAACAAGCGCATTTAAATTCTAGTGGGTATCTAGTTAAATATCCTGTTCGTGTTAAAGGGTTATCGTATACTGGCACAGCTACTGCTGGATATGTAGTTTTATTTGATACATCGACAACACCTGTTTCATCAGGCGTAACTTATGCACGATCTGGTACAACTGTAACAGTAACAAAAACAGCTCATGGATTAATTACCGGTGATGTTATTGGTATTCACTTCTTATCAAATTCTGGTGTTTCAGCTACTGATGGTACATATTCTATTACTAGAACAACTGCTGATGCATTCACTTTAGTTGATATTAATACAGGTACTATTTCTAGCACTGCAGCTATATATGTTGTAGGTAAATGGCTTATGACTTACGAACCCGCAGCTACTGATGTATTTGCCAACGTTCCTTATATTCCGGGTGAAGGTGTACGAGCTGAAACAGGCGTGTATGCTGAAATGTCTAACGTGGATTCAGTACAAATATTCTATGGCTAGTAAGAAAAAAGGTCCTAGCCTAGCAATCGGACGTGGTGAGAAACTTCCTGTATCGAAAGGTGCAGGACTCACGGCTAAGGGTCGTGCAAAATATAACGCAGCTACTGGGTCAAACCTCAAGGCTCCTCAACCACAAGGTGGCGCTCGTAAGAGATCGTTTTGTGCTAGGATGTCTGGTATGCCTGGTCCTATGAAAGATGAAAAAGGTAGACCGACTAGGAAAGCCGCATCACTAAAAAGGTGGAAATGCTAATGAGTACAGAACGAGAACTTGCCGAACATGGTATCGAAATTAAACACATTCAAACAGACGTAGACACCCTTATGGAAGATATGAACGAGTTAAAGAAAAGGCTTGATGCTATTGAGTCTGCCCTTAACGAAATCAAAGGTGGTTGGAAAGTATTTATATTTATTGCAGGATTAGCTTCGGCAGTTGTTAGTTGGGCTGTAAATCATTGGCTTAAGTAGGAGATACTATGAAATCATTTATAGATAGAATATTTAAAAAAAGGAAACACGATGCTGAACAAATTGAAGAAAATAAAGCAATACTTAGCAAACAAATTGAAACAAGTATTAAAGAACGTGTAGTTCAAAATAAAGCTACAGAAGCTGTAGTAGAAGCAATAATTGAAGAAGTAAAACAAGAAGTAGTTTATAAAAAACCTGGTCATTACTTTGATGATTGTAACTGTTTAAAATGTGTAAGATGGAGAAACCAAAATGCCAAGTAAATCAAAAAAACAACATAATTTAATGGCAGCTGTAGCTAACAACCCAGCCTTCGCTAAGAAAGTTGGTATATCAAAATCAGTAGGAGAAGAGTTTATGAAAGCAGATAAAGGCAAGAAATTCGGAGCAGGTGGATCACTAAAAGCAGTTGACTCAAGTGACAATCCTGGATTATCAAAATTACCAACGGAAGTGAGAAATAAAATGGGCTACATGAAAAAAGGCGGTATGGCAATGAAAAAAGGTATGAAAGAAGGCGGCATGGCTAAATCAGACATGAAAGAAGATACAAAGATGGACAAAACACAAGACAAGGCTATGATTAAAAAAGCTTTTGCTCAACATGATGCACAAGAACACAAAGGCGGCAAAGGTACTAAGTTAGCACTTAAAAAAGGCGGTATGGCTAAAGGTTGTGGTTATTCTAAAGGCGGTCAACTTGCTAAAGCTAATGGCGTTGCTGTTCGTGGTAAAACAAAAGGCACTATGGTTGCTATGCGCAGTGGCGGCAAAACTAAATCTAAGATGTGTTAATTATGGCTAATAAAGCCTTAAAAGGAAAAGAGCTTCAACAAGTATTAGAAGCGGAACGAGATAAACCAGAAGAAGGACTAGAATCTGTTCATCCTGAAATGTATATGATTCCTGGAGGCGTTGGAGCTAAAGTTATTAAAAATAGCCCTAGAATTGCCAAAGTATTAGATTTTATAGGAGCTCCACTTACTAAAAAAGCAAAGGCTACATGGGTAGCTACTGACGCTGCTTTAGGTGCTGCGGGTTATAAAAAAGGTGGTAAAATTAAATCTTCTGCTTCTAAACGAGCTGATGGAATTGCAACTAGAGGTAAAACAAAAGGAAGGATAGTGTAATTATGGGAATGTTAAAAGTAGCAAGTTTAACTAAAAATATTGTAGATAAGCTAAGTAAAAACCCTGAAGCTTTATCTATGGGCGAAAGAAAACTAGTTCGCGATAATGCAATCTCAAGAGCTGAAACTACTATGGAAGATGGCGTTAAAGTTACTAAAATGCCTTACATGGGAAAAGTTGGAGAAGTAGTAGCTAAAAGACCTAAACCTACTTATCCTACAGATCAAGACGCTGCTGCGGCATTACAAGCATACAAAGACTCTGAAAAAATAATGGCTCGCGAAATGCGGCTTGCGGATAGATTAGATCAACCTAGACAATTAACAGGTGAGTTAAGTTTTAAAAAAGGTGGCAAAGTTAAAAAAATGTCTTCAGGTGGTTCAACTGCATCTAAACGTGCAGATGGATGTGCTCAACGTGGTAAAACTCGCGGAAAGATGTGTTAATCATGGTTAAAAAAGAAGCCCCAGCACCAAAACAAACAGACTTTGATAAATCGTTTGAAGATATGAAGGCAGGTAAAATTCCAGGTCCTACAAATGATGATAGCGGTCCATTACCTTCACCTGAACCTAAAAAAGAAACTGTTAAACCAGTTAAAAAAATGGCTAAAGGCGGTACTGCTTCATCTCGTGCTGATGGCTGCTGCGTTAGAGGAAAGACAAGAGCATAATGAGACCTTCACGTGGTATGGGCGCTATAATGCCTGATAAAATGCCTAAGGGTAAAAAGAAAGCCCGTAGAGATAGCACAGACTTTACTCAGTATAAAGAAGGCGGATTAGCGAAACAGGCTGCTACAGCTATTGCCATGAAAGAAAAAGGTATTAAGCCTAAAACAATGGCTACAGGCGGCAAAGTAAACGAAGCAGGTAACTACACAAAACCAGGTTTACGTAAAAGAATATTTAACAGTATTAAAGCAGCTGCCGTGCAAGGTACAGGTGCAGGTCAATGGTCAGCACGTAAAGCTCAACTCATGGCTAAACGATATAAAGCTTCAGGCGGTGGATATAAGTGAGCGCATTAGCTAAACCACAACGTTCACTAAAAGCATGGGGTGAACAGAAGTGGACAACTAAGTCTGGTAAAAAGTCTAGTGAAACAGGTGAAAGATACTTACCAGAAAAAGCAATAAAAGCATTAAGCCCACAAGAATATGCAGCAACAACAAAAGCAAAAAGAGCAGGTAAAGCTAAAGGTAAACAGTTTGTAGCTCAGCCTAAATCTATTAAACAAAAAGTAAAACCTTTTAGAAAAATATAATCATGGTAGATAGAACTACAGGGACCACGAGTTTTAACTTAGATTTAAATAATCTGGTTGAAGATGCGTTTGAACGATGCGGACAAGAGTTGCGTACTGGGTATGATCTACGTACTGCACGTCGTTCACTAAACCTACTTACGATTGAGTGGGCTAACCGCGGTATTAATATGTGGACGATTGAACCTGGTCAAATTAATTTAAACCAAGGTCAGATTATGTATGCCTTGCCTACTGACACGATAGACCTACTTGACATGGTGACTAGAACCGGTACAGGTCAGAACCAACAAGATATTAATATTAACCGTATTAGTGAATCAACCTATATTACAATACCTAATAAGAATGCAACAGGACGTCCTATCCAAGTGTGGATTAATAGACAAAGTGGTCAAGAGAACCCTACTGATTTATATACGGATGGCGCGGTTACTGCAACGGCTACTACAATTAACTTAACTTCTATTGTAGGTTTAGCGCAGTTTGGCTTTATTAGACTAGATAACGAAACGATTCAATATGGCGGACTTACAACGACAACAAGCGGTGCTACCACATACTACCAATTAACTGGATGTATACGTGGTGTTAATAACACAACTGCTGCGACTCACATAACCGCTACTAGAGTATATGTACAGAACTTACCTACAGTGAATGTATGGCCAGCACCAGATCAAAGTAATAACTATCAGTTCGTGTATTATAGATTAAGACGTATTCAAGATGCAGGTAATGGTATCACCGTAGAAGATATTCCGTTTAGATTTATTCCTTGCATGGTTGCAGGGTTAGCGGCGTATTTAGCGATGAAGTTACCTAATGTAGATCCTAATAGAATTGCAATGTTAAGAGCCGACTATGAAGCAGCGTTCCAATTAGCAGCTGATGAAGACAGAGAAAAAGCAAGTATTAGATTTGTGCCTCGTGAACAGTTTTACACAGGTTAAGTAATGCCAACCAAGTACGCCAGCGCCAAGAACTCCATAGCACAATGTGACCGTTGTGGGTTTAGATATAAGTTAAAAGAACTTAAACGCTTAGTTATTAAGACAAAAAATGTTAATATACTAGTGTGTCATGAATGTTGGGAACCGGATCAGCCACAGTTACAACTAGGTATGTACCCAGTTAACGATCCGCAAGCAGTGCGTAATCCAAGACCTGATTTAGGTTATTACCAATCGGGTTTAAATGGTTTACAGACAGATGAAACAACAGGCGTATCAACCTCACAAACAGGTGTTCCTTTAATGGGCAGTAGAGTTATACAATGGGGATACAATCCTGTAGGTGGCGCTAGTTATTTTGATGCGGCACTAACACCGAATGACTTAGTAGGAACAAGTGCACTAGGTGATGTAACAATATCAATATCTTAAGGAGAAGTAAAATGGCATATAAATCAGGCGCAGACGGTATTACTAAACAAGGTAAAACCAAAGGTAAAAATTTAGGCGATACAGGCCCTAACGTAGGAATTCAAAACGGTCCAATTAAACATACTGTTGGCAAATTAAATGCTGACATGAAAAAAATGGGTCGTGGCTTAGCTAAAATTGCAGCACAAAAAAGAGGATAATAATCATGGCAGAATATAAA